CCCGCCGACAAGTTCATCCACTTCCCGGTCACCGATGTCGGCAGACCCGCCGGAAGTGCGGAACAGGTACGGCACCTTGTCCTCCACGCCTACCGTTGCGACAAGCTGTTCGGCGTTGCCCACGGTCATGTCGGGATAGTTCCCGTCCGTATCGGCCTTTTTCTCCAGCTCCGCCGCAACGGTGGTGGCGATGACGTTTGTGTTGGGGGTGATGGTCGCGCCGCTCGATATTTCCGCAGTGACTTCGTACAGCACTCCCTCAAGCACCAGATATTCACCGACAGCATAATCCTTGGACGCGGTGGTGCTCTCCTCAACGGAGGCAAGGTCGCTTTTGAGGTTCACGATGTCGGCTTCCATCTCAGTGAAGTCCTCGGGGATAGACTCGAGCACTTCCTCCGCGCGATCCGCGGCGTCCACCGCGTCGGAGGCAGCGGCGAGCAAAACAGCCTCCGCGCCATCCGGGGACCAGGGAACAGGCTGCCGGAACCAACGTCCGTCGTACGCAACATAGCGCTCTCCGGTATCCAGGACGTTCAGCATTGTCAGATCATCCAGCGTCTCGGCAGAGGGCTTGGCGGCGGAGACACAGCTCAGGTCATCCTCACCTGCTCCGGGAGCTGACCAGAAAGATTTAGGCTGCTCGTACCAGAGTCCGCCGAACGCGACAAAAATGGTACCAGTATCTACAGCGTAACACGTAGTGCCGTCCGAGAGCGCTGTCTCGTTCAGCTCTTCTGAGTAGCCATAGTACTGGCCACTGATTTGTTTCATGTTTTTTCCTCCTTACGTTATCGGCGTAAATGAACCGGCGGTAGGTGTGATAGTGCCGCTGTATACGATCAGCAGACAATATCTTACGTTACTGGACAAAGGCGTACTGATTTCGATATGTCCGGTAGTACCCTGAGCTTGCCATGATGTGCTGCTTTCTGTATCGCCCAGAATACCGAAGCTCACGGAATTGCTCTGATTGGCGGCAATAGACAGAATCGCAGCTTTGGCGTTATGGATCATCATATACAGAACGCCTCTGGCATTTTCCGTAGTATCCAGTTCGATATCGGCATTAGCAGCGACGGTAAACGCTTTGAAATTGGCGAGCTTGGCCATAGTGACCGCAGCGTCCAGAATGTTGTTCTCGTGAACGGCGTCGTCACGGATGTTGTCGTTGTCCACAGCATCGTATGCAAGCTGATCGTGGTCTACAGCCAGGTCGTCGATCTTCTCAGTCGTGACTGCCTTCCTGCGGATAGCTCCGGTGTCTACGGCCTCACTGAATTCAGTGTGATCCAGCTTGGCGGTAGTCACTGCTTCGTCACAGAGCTGGTCAGTGTCAACAGAATCCTCGGCCATCTTGTCCAGCGTGACCGCCTCGTCACAGAGCTGGTCAGTGTCAACAGAATCCTCGTCCATCTTGTCCAGCGTGATCGCCCCATCTCTGATCGCGTCCGTGACAACAGCCTCAGAGCCGGGGGTCTGTTTCAACTTATAGGCAGAGACTTCGCCGTCCTTGATATTGTTCTCCCACACGGCTGCGGGATTGGTGGACAGCTTGTCGTGTACGACCTCGCCGTCCAGAATCTTGGACCGGGTCACGGCGTCCGCGGCCAGCTTGAGCGCTGTCACGGCGTAGTTTTGAATCGCGCCGGTGTCCACCGCTTCCGAATTGGTAGTGTGATCCAGCTTCACAGTTGTGATGCTGCCGTCGGGGACAGTCCCGGCGGTGACATCGTCCACCGCGTCGATTAGTGCGTTGATAGCAGTAAGGACGGCGTTGTTAAGATAGTCTTTGACGGCGTTGTGCAGATACTGCATGTCGTACCGGACCTGGTTCTCGTCGGTCTCCACAGTCGGAAAGTCCGACCGGTTCGTCCAGTCCCGGTCAAAGGTAAGTGCGCCCGGAGAATCAATAGGCATATTATCGTTCTCTCCCTTCGTATTTATAGAACACCTGCGCGCCGATGAGCGGCATATCCACACCGGCCTTATCGCTTGTCAGTGTCATGGAAAAATGTCGGATGTGGCGGCAGCCGGGACGGCGCTTCGCCACATACGCGAACGGGGCTGCGACGGACAAGTCTCGGTAGCTCAAGTCCCTCGGCGACAGGTGCCAGGTGTGGCACACCACGTCAGTCAGGTCCTTGCGGGTCTCATAGTCAGACTTGTACGTGATGCTCGCGTTCAGGTCTGTGTCTGCACGGAACGAGAAGATGGCGCCGGTTACGGTCTTCAGCCTGTCGTACGTGCGGAAGTACTGCGTAGCGTACCGGTACTTCCGTTTGAACCCCTCGCCGTAGTCTGCGTAGGTACTGTCAAACCTCGTCAGCCTCCCGGTGGGGCCAAGATGATACGTGTAATCACTGTCCATAAACAGCGATACGGCGTTGATCCCCGTGAGGTAAAACCAGCTGGGGTCTTTGTACGGGGACAGCTCGTAGTCCCAGCAGTACACCTTGTTGTCCGCTATGATCCAGTAGCGCTTCGTGTCGTCGAAGCTGGACACATTCCCGGCTTTGCGTACCTCCCACAGCAGCCCGTTCATAAAGCGGTTGCCGTTCACCTTAGTGCTGATGCACTCGATGTTGTTCTCGTACGCCGCAGAGCTGTCCCGGATGATGTGCACACCCTGTTCAGTGTTGCAGAACACCAGATTATTGTCGATGAGCTGGATCGTCCACGGCAGGTCACAGCCGGTCTTACTGTTGATGCTCGTGTAGTCCATCTCGATGTAAGTCCGTGCCGTAGAAGCACCGCTCATATCCACCGTGGTGAACGACATGGAGACCTTACCGATGCTCCTATTCTTAAACACGACAAGGTTGCCCTGCTGTTTGCCGAACCCGGTGATTGCGTCTTCGGTGTCGCCGCCAAAGTTGTACTGCTCGAACGGCCAATACGTGATGTTCATCCCACCAGAGTCATTGCCGTTCCAGAAGAATGCGTTGGGCTGGGCCCTGCTGCCCCCTACTACGACACAGAGGTTCTGGTTTCCGCCGTACACGACGGCGTACGGGCAGTCCATAATGGAGTAAAATGCGTCGTTGTCGGTGTAGGTAAGCCGCGCCGAGATAGTGTTACTCTGCGCAGGAACGTGAACAGTCGGAGCGCTGGTAAAAGTTAGTAGCCCTGTGGTATCATCGTACGTATAATCCGCCGGCGAATGCTTCAAGTACCCGTCAACTGCCAGCCAGTCAATCGTTAATCCTGCGGGGAACTGGTAAGTCTTGACTGCGCACTGGCATTTCACTTCGATGTTGTTCGTTCCGGCTGCCGGGGCGGTGTAGAAGTTCAGGTAGCTCCCGGATACAGACCAGTTGCCAACAGAAGCATGGTCCACAACCACGTCTGTCACATACACGAAGTCAGACAGCGTAATCTGGAACTGTGTAGTCGCGCCGTCACCGGAAAACTTCTGTGTCTGCTCATCCGTGCCTGCGTTGTACATCAGATAGAATCCGTGGGCCAGCCGGTTCTCTGGCTGGTACTGATCCCCCGCGCCTGTTTTCCAGTCGCAGTTGATGTAGGTTATAGGTTCATAAACGAAGGACACAACGTCTCCTGCACTGAAAACCGGATCGCTCTCAAACCCGTTGAACATGATCTGTACGAACACGCATCGGGATTTGTAGTACAGGAAATCCCCGTACCGGAAGAACGTCCCGCGCTCCGGGGTGAAAGTCATTCCGGTCGGGAAGTGGTGCATATCCTTGAGATCGCATAGAGCGGTGAGCACCATATTCTTTCCGGGTTTGGCGTACCACAGCTTGTCGCCAATATGGAAGAAAGCGTAGTCCCAAAACAGCTCATCAGTACAGGTGTACCCGAACTCTGCTTTGAAAGACAGAACAACGACGACATTATCTGTTCCGGCAGAGGGGGCAGTGTCAAATGTTATCGTATCGCCGCTGAACGACCAGCCACTGGTCTTTACCATACCGTCCACGCGTACCGCGAAGATACCCTGGAAATCCAAAGAGTCCGTATCAGGTAGAACAAAAGAGGTCTCCACACCGTCCCCGGAGTATTTCGTTGTCCGGAGGTAAGGCAAGTTGGACCTTGAGTCGACATACGACTGTCCGAGACGGGAGCACAGGGCGCCGTTCTTCCATAGCATGTTTTCCATCTCCGGGCTCTCATTCAGCTTGAGCTCGTAGTCCGGAGCGTACAGGTTGAGCCCCCCGGTCAGCTTGTCGAAGTTGACCGTATACTCGGACTTGGGGGTAGGCAAACGCGTTAGATTGACATAGCCGCTCGTCTTCGCGAAGTTCGGCATTCCGTTCTTAGACATGGCTCACCCCCAGAAATTGTAATCGCCTGCGAAGTCGGTATACACGTCCGCGACGCGACCGGGCTCGGTCCTGGGCCTGTCGCGCATGGCCTCCTTCTTGGCGGTGTATTCGTTCTGAAGAGTCGCGTACAGGAAAGCGTCATCGTACATCACGATGTGTGCGGCGACGTAATACGGTACCGCTTCCTGCGCTTCCGGTACGTTATCCAGCAGATCATCGTCCTCCGGCTGAGCCTGCATGCGAATCGGATACCTGTAGTATTCCAGGATCGTCTCGGGTGGCAGTGCTTTGGGAAGAATCAGTTCCGTGTTCCCGATCATACGGAGCTGGTTGTATCTCGCGTACTCCAGCTCAAATTCATGGTGTCTCGGGGGGAGCGGCAGCAAGAGGCCGCTGCCTCTCCGCTGCCACAGATCATCAGGCAGCGTATAGATGTAGCTTCCGTTGCTCTCTCTGCAGGCCAGCTCACCGAGCGTGACCCAGGCCGGGATGGGCTTGGTAGTTGTAGCTATGTCCATCTGCGCGGCGTTGATGAGCCCGGGGATTTTATTGAGATAGTCCTGCTGATTGTTGTACGTCCCGGGTATCTCCGTACCGGCGATGGATTCCTGCTGAATCAAATGCAGCGCCAGGTCCCGGCACTCACCGTAGGTCATAAAAACTCACTCCTTTTTCTGACAGAGCGGACACCCACCCACTTGTCCAAGTAAGGCTCCGTCGTTCCCACTTGTCCTTTATAAAGCGTCCTCCCCCGGAGTACGGGGGAGGTATGTTGATTTATCAGCCGATGTTCAGCAGGGCAGTACCCACAGCGCGGGCCTTACCGGCACTGGTGCACTCGATGACGGTGACCATGGTGTTGGTGCTCAGGCTGCCGACCTCCAGGGGGTTGGAGCTCAGGGACACCCAGCTATCGGAACCGGCGGTGTAGACGGTGTCGTAGGTCACGGCGGCGGGAGCGGTGCCCAGCTTGTACAGGTAGATGTTGGTGGCATCAGCCTTCTGGCCGTTCACCATGATGCTGGTCTTGGAGGTGTCGGAAGCAAAGGTCCGAACATCCAGCATGCCCAGAACAGCCTGGCCGCCCTGGTAGAAGATGGCGTTCAGCTTCTCGTTCAGCACGAAGCAGTCGTAAATCATACGACCCTCGACGAGCCAGCCGGAGATGCCGGGAGGATTGTCGTGAATCTTGTAGTCCTCCAGCACCTTGGGACCGGTGGCGGCGATGGGGTGGGTCAGGATGAAGGCGCAACCCAGAGGCAGACGGGTGGCGGGGACCTTGACGACCTTGCAGCCGTCGACCTCGCCGATGACGCCCTTCTGGGTCATCTCGTGGGCCTTGTCACCATACTGCATGAAAGCAGGGTCCTGCTTCAGCAGGTTGGCGAAACGATAGGAGCAGAAGCACACACGGCCCTGATCAGGGATGTTGTTGTTGCCCAGCTTCTCCTGCGCGTTCAGGAACAGGGAGTAGGCGTTGCTCGTGGTAGCAGCGGTGCTGTCGGTGTTGCCGACAGAGACGGCGGCATTGGCCAGAGTCTTGAACACATAGGTGTCGAACTCAGGCACGACCACCTCGCGCAGCTGACGGCTCAGAGCCTTGCCGGCGTCGGACACCATCTGAGACATGAGCTTGTCGCCCTTGTCGATGATGAACGTGAAGGCACGATCCTGAGTCAGGGTCATGGACTGCACGTTGCGGGTCAGGTCGGAAGCGGTGCCGTAACGGGTGTTGCCGCTCTTGGAGTAGTTGGTCATCACGGCCACAGGGATGCTGTAGACCTTGACGGTCTGCACACCGGTGAACTCGTAATCGTTGTTGAGGGCCATCATGGCCTGAGATTCCTTATAGAATCTCTCGTCCACATTCGTGGAATACTTACTGGCAAGATTGATACCAGCAGCCATTTAAATCATTCCTTTCTTGGCTGCCGCTCGCCTTACCAGGCGGAGTCTTCGTTGAATCCTTTCAGGAAGGGGTCGTCCGGGGAGGTGTTGGTATTACCCCCGCCGGTCACGCGGGAGACAGGCGCCCTCTTGGCGGCGGCTTGGTTTTGTTTTAAGATTTTGTTCTCCCTCTGAACCCGGGAGGCGGTGGCGGAAGCTGTCTTGGCTTTCCACTCCGAGTACGCCTGCAGCAGCGGGATGTTCCGGGAGATGGCGCTGTTGGTCACCTCATCGGGAATCTTCTCGTTGCGGGCGTCGGGGAAGGCCCGGAACAGGTCGCTGACCTCCTGCTGAAAGTCCCTCGTCGGTTTGCTCTCCTCAGCCGGTGCCTGCTGCTTGGTGGGCTGCTTTGCACCGAACTGACGGGTAACAAAATCGCGGGCCATCTCTTCCGGAACGGAAGGATGCTCCGCGACAAAGTCCTGTACAGCGGCCTCAAACAAGCCGTCATGCAGGGCGGTCCGATCTTCGTATTTCAGACCGGCAGCGAGGGAGTCCCACTTCGCAAGCTCGGCTTCCATATCGCTGATACGCTTCTGGTACCGGTCAAGCATCAGGGACTTCTGATATACAGCGGGTAGGTCTGCGGGGTCCAGCTCCACATCCTGCGTTACGTGGTCCACGACAGCAGTGAAGTGTAGCTTTCCATCCGTGGAATCGTCGTCGTCCGTGGTGGGGTCTTCGTCTTCATCCTCGGTATCGGTCGTGTCGGTGTCGTCGTCTCCCGTGGTGGGGGAGTCTTCGTCGCCGCCGTCAGAGTTGCCCTCACCCTCGTCGCTCGAATCGTCCTGCGCGTCCGCAGCACCATCCTTCGCGCCCCAGGTAGAGGGGTCGAAGAAGTCTTCGTCATCACTGCCTGTCCAGCCTTCGGGCAGGAAATCGTCATCTTCGTCTTCCATCGGTACAACCTTTTCTTTGTCTTCGCTCATATAAGGGGTCGCTCCTTTCATGGTGAGAAAGTTTTATTTTTCTTTACGTGCCAGTTTGCGCCGGGCGGCGGCACGACCCGCGCTTGCGGAGGCGCCTTCCATGCGATCTACCAGATCGCGAAACACATCGTCCTCCTCGGGCTCCTCTTCACCCATATCGGCCAGGCCGGGGTCGAGAATGTCCGGGGTGTCAATGTCACTCATCTCCTCCGCGCCGGAAGGAATCTCCATACCGTTCTCGGGAAGCTCCTCTTCCGGAAGCTCCTCATCAAGAACGCGCGGCTTCTCCATACCGGTGCCGCGGATGAACTTTTTCTTACGTTTGGGTCCTGCAAATTTGGCGCTCAGGTTTTCGTCCATGTTGTCCTCCTTATTGCTTGTTCAGGATGCGCCCATGCTGAAGCACGGCGTCCTTGGCTCGTTTACTGGGAATGCTCTCAAATCGCTTCTGTATGCTGGGCGGGAGTCCGGCGAAGGCTTTGTCGTCGTCCATCTGGCCTCCTGCTACGGGGTTCGTTCCGCTGGGCGGAATCTTCTTCGCCATGCCCTCCGCGGCGCCGAACGCGGCTTCCTGGCCCTCGGTCATGGAACCGATGGCCTGCCCGTCGGAGCCGGGGATGATGCCGTTCTCCATCTGCATGTTCTGCTGGGCGGCAAGATCGCGTTCCTGCTGCTGTGCCTTAGCCTTCAGCTCGTCGATCAGTTTGTCCCTCTGAGGGATGAGCCGGTCGGGTACGCGCTCCAGGTACTGGATCATGTCCATCACACCGTCACGGCGCAGGTTGTCCAGCGTCTGCACCATAGCGATCTCGGAGAAGTAGGTGGTCGCGCCAACATTCACCCGCACGTTCAGCCACAGATGATTCAGCTGAGAGAAGTCAAAGGTCTCCACCACACGCCGGGTCACTTTCTGAGTGCTCATCGTGCCGGTGAAGGGGTCGATCTGAGGAGGCTCGCCGGGCTTGCCGACAGGTTCCTCCATGTCACGGTCTCGCAGGATCGGGCGCTCACCGTAGTAGGTGCCCATCATATCCAGCAAGATCGCGCCGACATCCTCCATCCACTCGTACAGATTCGCCCTGGTATTCTCCAGAGGAATCTCCGCGGCACTCTGCAGCACCATGAGCGCAGAGGTATTGTCCGGACGTACGTTACCCAGCTGAGCGTCGGTAGCCCCAAGGCAATCCTTGGTGTAGCTCACGGCCTTGTCGATACAGGCCATGATCTGGTTGGACATATCGGCAGGCTGCAGCACGTAGGCGACCTGGTCGATGTTCTGCCCGGGAGGAAGCCCCCGGACGCCAATGGCCTGTCCAACCTCATTGGTCCACTGGCTGATGATGTCCGCGTTGTAGATGTACTTCGGGAAGCCCATCAGCTGCTGGTGTCTGAACACCATGGCGAACATACTATTAATGAAAATCTGATTTGGGATGATCCCGGTCACCAGCGCACGTCCGTGGTACTGGTTTTTCTGCCGCTCCCAGTTGCCCCACGCGATGGGGTAACGGGTCAGCCCGGTGTCTACATCCTCGAAGATCGTGCAGGTCTTGGTGGCCTTCGTAACATGTACACTGGTCACCAGCTGCCGCACTTTCTTTTTCTTGTACTTCGGCGTACCGTCCATGCCGATGATGGGCTTGCCATCCGAGTCGGTCTCGATGATAGGATTACCCTTGGAATCCGTGACCTCCTCCATCAGAGGCTCGCCAGTCTTCGGGTCTATCACGTCCTGTTCCTCGGTCACCTTGAAGTACATGTATGCGTACAGTGCCTTGCCATGTCCGTCTTCGTCGGGGATCAGCTCGTGACTGCCGCCGATGCCCGCCTGCCAGTTGGTGTCGTAGTCGGGCTGTATCTGAAAATCTATGAAGTCGTTGTTCTCATCCTTGGGTCGGTTCTTCTTGTTCTGCTCGGCCTCACGGATGAGATTTTCTACTGTGTCGCGCCCGATCAGCAGGATGTAGGGCTGGTTCTCTACCTCACGGTCATTGGGGTTGCCGAACATCACGTTCAGGCCATCCACCAGCTCCATCTTGATCTCGCCGCGGTAGGGGCCGTACGCGCCGCCGAAGGGCAGGGCGTTAGGGTCCCAATAGAAGTGGGCGCAGTAGTCACCGGTCTGGGCGCCATCGAACAGGGCGTCCCGGATTCGGTAGTCCATCTTGAATTTCTCCAGCAGGTTCTGTACCTCGCTGGTGGCGAAGGATGAGGCGTCGCTGTCCGGGTCCGCTACGTTGTTCCCGTCGTAGTAGGCCAGCGGCTCGAAGCTGATGGACGTTGCGCTGGAGGTCAGGCTGGCCACGAACAGGCTCGTTACCCGCTTGATCACGTTGAACGTAGGCTTGGGCAGCCTGCTCATCGCCGGGGTCTCGGGCATGTGCAGCCACTGATTCCCCGCGAAGAACTCTATGTTCGTGTTGACCAGCCGGTACTGGTTGGGTACCAGTCCGTTGTTGTATGCTCTCCCTGCCTCGTAGTACTGCCATACCTTCGTCTTGTCGGTCTTACGCACACTCAAGGCTCATCACCCCTTCTTTGCCAGCTCGGTCAGCGTAGGCTGCGTACCGTAGGCCGTCTCCACGTTGTAGTTCAGCATGGCCTCGAACGCCTCCTGGCTTTCCTGGAACTTCCGTCTCTCCTCTTCGGTCAGCTCCTGCCGGATCACTTTCTTGTTATGTTCCTCATAGGCGACACGGGCTTTCCAACCCAAAACCGCGCCGCCAAACAAAAAGAGCAGTACGGCTAACACGCCGACTGCCCCGTATACAATATGAATCACTTGGTCTCCTCCTCGAAGATGGGCTTGGTATAGTAGTCCACCAGCTCGTCTATGATCTCCCCGAGGGTCTTGCCTGTCCGGGACGATTCAGACTGCAGGTACTTCCTCGTCGCCGCGGAGGTAGTTACGATGTAGGTCTTTCGGTCGTTCACACCGGGTATCTTCAGCACGTCACCCGGATAAATCCTCGGCTCCTTCATCCCGTTCAGTTCCATGATCTCCGGATACTTGATACCCGCGCCGAGGAACCGTTCCGCGATGGCCCACATACTGTCACCGTACTGTACGATGTAGGTGTCGTGGTCATCGTCGGAGGGTGTGTCGGTAGAAGGAGCAGTGGAAGCAGGGGGCTCGGCGGAGTACTTGGGCCGATACGCGCCAAGTATCTGCTTGGAACTGCGCGCTACCTTATACACACCGTCCCCGCCGGAGCCGGAAGTGTTGCCCTCGATTGCGTGTCCGGTCTTCTTCTCCCCATCCCAGTCCACGCAGAAGCCGATGTGGTCCGCCACCCCGTCGCCGTTCCAGTCGTACAGGAACAGATCGCCGGGTCGGTAGGCGCTGACCTTGGTAGTCCACCGGCTGTTCTTCTTCGCCCAATCCACGACGTACGGGCAGTACGCAGTCTTGTCCCCGCCGCAGAACAGATCAGAGGCGCCTGCCATCCGGAACACGTCCCAGATGAAAGCACAGCACCACGGATACTGCGCACCGCTGACTTCGTACCCATAGTAATGGGTGTTGTATATCACGTTGTTGGTTGGCTTCTCTCTCACACCGATCTGCTTCTCGAACAGCTCGGTGATAGCAGTCAGCCTTGCGTTTGCCATGCGTGTTGGCCTCCTTCTCTTATGCAATGAACGGAGACTGGACCGTCACGAGCTGTGACAGCTCATCCCCGGAATAAGGACTGAACAGCCTGTCGCCGTCCAGGAACGCCTCCTCCTCGGCTACTACCAGCTGCTCTCCGTCGGGGAGCGGCGGGATGTCTGTCTCACCGGATGAGTAAAGCAGGTAGGCAAGGGCCTGGGACATGGAGTCCACCATGTCGTCGTGCGCGGCGTTGGGGAAGGCGCTGGACTGGTCAACGAAGTCGCTGACCCACGGAGCGCCTACCGGGAGGAACACGTGTCCGGACTCGATGGCTGCGGACACGGCGTTGACACGGGCCACCTTGCCGCCTCTGGGGTTCACAGGTATGCAGAACATCTCCTGCTGCAGCACGTTGATGATCGCGCTGCCGTTCGCCTTATCCTCGATCAGTACCGCCAGCGCCCGGGGATACATCTGTTTGATCGTCCGTATCGCCTGCAGTGTGCCGAGGAAGTTCAAGTGCCGGTTGAGCATGTACTCGCAATAGTAATTCGCGCCGCGCTTCCCCCACACCGAGATGGCCACGTAGTCGTTGTCGTCCTTATCCTTAAACGTCGCGTCCACGGAGATGACCTCCGTGCCGAACGTCTTGATCTCACTGGGGTTGTAGTACTGCCACCAGGTCCGCTTGAGCAGGTTGCCCTCCTCGACCCGGGGACTGCACTGGTACAGCGCCGCCCACGCCCGGGCCCCTCCGTCCGGGTCCCGTATGTAGGCCGGTTTGAAGTCCCCGAGCCAGTTCTCGTCCTTACCCAGCTCCGGACACAAAGGCGCGCCGGGGAGCCTCCCCATCGGATCGTCCTGTTCGGCTTCCACAGGGAGACGAAGAAGTGTGACGTTGTGCTCCGACCGGAGAATACGCGCCGCCAAATCGTCCTCGTGCCACGGTGTCATGATCACTACGACCTTTGCATTGGCAGCGAGTCGGGACTTCAATGAGTTCTGCCACTCTTCCCACAGCCGGCCTCGAATCGTGTCGGAGTCTGCCTCGACCCGGTTCTTGATGGGGTCGTCGATGATCAGCAAGTTGGCCGGGTTGCCCGTGATGCCGGACATGATGCCTCGGGAGATCATGCGTCCCTGGTGATTGGACAGCTCGAACTCGGTGGCTCGGTTGATCTCACCGATGGTTATGCCGAAAAGATTCTGGCCGAATGCGTTGATCTTCTCTTTGTTCCTCCGGCTGAATCTCTCCGCTGTGTCCTCGTTGTAACTTGCCTCGATGATGCGGTGCGTGGGATTCCTGCCCAGATACCAGCTGGGAAGAGCCTCCGTGATGGTAAGGCTCTTCCCGTGCTGAGGTGGCGTCTCTACGACAAGAATGTCGTAAGCGTTGCCCGTATCGGTTGTGATGAATTCCTGCACTGTGTCTGCGAGGAAATTGGAAAATCTGGTGGGCATGAAGCCCGGGGTGGCGTAGGCCAGGTAATCCTTGAAGGATCGCCTGGCCAGCTCACGACGTGCGAGCTCGGCCTGGAGGATGTCTGAATCGGAGGGCATGCGGGTTAGGTCTCAGGCTCGGCGGCGGCAGGGATAGCGGTGATGGCTGTCCAGCCGCCGGTGGGGAACTTGAGGTTATAGGTAGTCGCTCCGCTGTTATCCGCAATGGCGAGGGCGATGTTGTCCGGATCAGTGACGAGCTCGGTCAGATCGGAGTCGGAGTCGCACAGATGGACCTCGATGGGTAGGAAACGAAACTGGAACTTCTGACTTGCCATGTCAGGTAGCCTCCTTTTGGATAATATGTAATAGTATGCAGCCGACTCCCCGAGTGGGAAGTGCGGCGCGGTTTTGGGGGTTTGGGTAACCCCGTGGGTATTGGTGTTATGTAAACAAGGTGATTTGGTGGATTGGTATGCTCGTATTTCTACGGTGTTAGGGCGCGCTCGGGACGCGCGGCCGCGCGGGGCGCATGGGGGACCCCGTGGGTGGCCAGCCAGCTTCGGCGCCACTGTGGCTCGGCTCGAAAAAGCTGGCCCCTCGCGCAGGCGCTGGGGCGCATAACCCCTGCGCTGGGGCGCGCAGCGCTGGGGCGCGCGGGAAAGATTCCTGCCTGCTTGTCAAGGATAAAGTGAACGAAGTGAACTTCGTCCTTGACAAGCAGGCAGGAATCTTATGCGCGATAATGGAGACAGCGGCGGCCACCGAGCCGACCGACTTCAAAGCCCACAGGGCACAAAGGAGAATACGCCATGAACGCCAACACCTACACCTTCAAGACCAACCCTGCGAAGTACGCCAATCTGCACAAGTGCGACCAGAAGTACTGGAAGTTCACCTGCGACTTCAGCCAGACGCAGAGCAAGGAAACCTTGCTCAAGGCCATCGACGACACTCGCACCCTGCTCGGGAGCATCTGCCAGTGCGATGTGTTCAAGCCCGAAAACCGCGAAGCTGCTACGCAGCTTTCCATCGACTTCGACGATGCTCGTATGCATCTCGGCAAGGACGACATCTACGGACCCGTAGACCAGTTCCTGGTCTACCAGTACCAGCGCTACGCCTTCCGCATCTGGTACAGGGACACGAAGGCTGCACGAGATGCCGCCGCTCCCAAGAAGGAGACTCAGCCGAAGGCTGAGAAGAAAGCCCCGGCGAAGAAGGCCGCTCAGCCGAAGGCTGAGAAGAAGCCCACCACCAAGGCTCCTGCGAAGCAGGACATCGCCAAGGCCAACGAGGCCACGTTCGTCAGCAAGCTGACGAAGGCTCAGAAGAAAGAGCTGGTACTCACCCTGCTGGCCGAGCTCATCAAGTGATGAGCTCCCGGATGCAAGCCCCCGATTCATACGAATCGGGGGCTCACTTTTTGTGGAACAATGTGCAAGTGACACGCCAAAAACGTAGGCGTGTCAATGCTTTCCGGGTTTCACCCGGACAGATTTGCAACAGGTCTGCAACATCAGTCGCCCGATTCGGCGCGCTGGGCAGCGAGCTGGCGCAACTGGTCGTCGGTCAGCTTGCTCATGTCAATCGTGGCAAGCGGCCTGTCATCGAGATTACCAATCTCGATGCCCTCACGAGGCTTCTCGCCGATGGTATCTCGTACGAAACGAGACGCATCAGTGTCACCACGCTGTGCGTTGCGTATCTGCGCAAGGTCAATGGCCGACTGAAACGTACCGTCAAGCCCCAATTTCTTCAGCGCTTCGTACGTTTCGGGATCGTCCACGGGCATGGACAGGATGGTCAGCAGGGATTCACGGAACGTCTTGCGCTTGTTGCGTGACACTCCGGATGCTTTCCCGGCGTTCCTCGCCGACTCCCGGCGTTCGTCGGGCGTTCTGTCGCCCGGGCCTATCAGGTTGGGGTAGCCCTCCTGCGGCATGGTTTCACCCCTTTCAACTCGTATCTCAGCATACATAATACACGAGACCCAGCTGACATTTACTGCCAACATACGAAAGGAGAACTCACATGAAACGTAGCAAACTCGTACGATTCCACCTTGCGCTGTGGGTGGACAAAGCATCCAACGCCCTGCAAGAAGCAATAGAGAGACGCACGGCCGCGATCACATACCGCATCGGGCGAGCTGGAGTGATTCTCGGCAACGCAATCATGCCCGAGGACGAGTGGGTAGAGGCCGCCAAGCAACTCCTCAATGTACGTGAGTCGAAGCCCAGCGAACCCAGCAAATGAACTCACACCTGCGCATCACACTGTGTTCTTGTCAAGGATAAAGTGAACGAAGTGAACTTCGTCCTTGACAAGAATCACACGAAGATAATGGAGATTGTCGGCAGCGACGAGGCCAGCCGACGCAAAATTTGACAGCCCGTTCCGGGCAGAAAGGAACATGCGACATGAGTAAACTGTGCACCATCTGCGGGACTGAGATTCCCGACGGCGAAGAGTTCGAGTTCGACGGCCAAGCCTATTGCCACGAGCACTTCGAGGAGCTCTTCACCACATGCGACGAGTGCGGCGCCATCTATCGCCGTGACTCCCTGACCCACACCGGCAATGGCCGGGACGTATGCGAGAATTGCCTCGACAACGAGTACTTCCTCTGCGAGGACTGCGAGGAATACTACCCCAACGATTCCACATGCTACGTAAACCCTGACTGCTACGACCAGCGCATGGTATGCGAGTCCTGCTATGAGGACTACGACATGTGCAGCGACTGCGGCGAGCGCTACACCGACCGGCACATCTGGGCGCACGACGACTACCGCACCATCTGTGATGGGTGCTCTGACTACTGGTACATCTGCGCCGACTGCGGCGACATCGTACACACTGATGATGTGTACTGGTCCGACAATGACGAGCCCTACTGCGGTTCCTGCTACGAGAACAATCGCCGCAACAGCCGAGCCATCCACGACTACGGGTATAAGCCCTGCCCTGTGTTCGGCACCACTGGCCCGGACGATGGCACAGGCTCCTACAATGGCGCCGAGCTCACCTTCGGTGTGGAGCTTGAGTGCGATAAAGGCCGTAGCCCCGGCGATGCAGCTGCTGAAATCAGCTCGCTCACCGACCGTGTGTACTGCAAGCACGACGGCTCCCTCGACAACGGCTATGAGGTCGTGACCATGCCCGGCACACTGGCCTGGCACATGAACGTGTTCCCTTGGGGCGAAATCTGCCGTATCTCCGTCAACCGTAACTTCAAGTCTCACGATGCCGGCACCTGTGGATTGCACATCCACATCGGACGTAACCAGCTCGGCTCCAATGCCACAGAAATCACCCGCACTACCGCTCGCATGATCGCACTGTCCTACGTGCTGTGGCCTGAGATTGGCCGCTTCTCCCGGCGTAACGGTGACATGCACTGGTGCCACCGCAACGAGGGCCCGGACAGGCTTCGTCCCGGTTTGTCCGAGGCTCGTGCTCTCGACGAGATTTTCCGTGCCTCGTACCAGCAGGGCAGATACACGGCTGTGAACGTGCAGAACAACGCAACCGTGGAACTGCGGTTCAACCGTGGCACTCTCAAAGTCTCCACCATCTATGCCTGCCTGCAGCTGGCCAGCAACCTCGCACTGTTTGCAAAAGACCACACTCTGGAAGAGTGCATCAATGCCACATGGGATGACGTGGTTCACTACCACGAGTACGAGGAGCTCACCACCTACGTGAAGAGCCGCTTCGATGGATTCGTGCCCACCGGCAGGCCGAGCATCAGCTGGTCTAAGGAAGCCTCTGATGCCAGCACTACACCTGCAACCCTGCTCGCATCACTCGACCCGGACTACGGAGCCGAGTGGGAGCCTGCTGATTATCGCCTTCAGCGTGGCGACCTCGTGGTCATGACTGTGACTGGGGAATCCGGTGGATACCCTGTTGCTGGCTCCATCGGTGTGGTGCTCGAGTCCACGGATGGTGTCGGTTCCGTCGGCGTCATCTGGCACGAGGACAACCCCAACCACAGCAGGCACAACACCTGCGACAATCGCTACCCCCGTCGGCAGTGGTACGTACCTGCTGCCAATGTGAGAGCCATCCACTGCTTCGCCAACGGAGCGCCTGTTGACAGGGGTACCATGCTCTACCTCGCCAAGAACAACATCATCGTCGGCGACCGTGTAGCATCCAACCAGGGCCCGGTAGCTGGCGTCGGCATTCTGTTCGGAGCTGTCGGCGGAACCACAGGTGCGGAGAACGGATACTTCGACTCGGCCTACGTACAGTGGGATGGATTCGAGGGCGGACACAACTCCAGCTTCCCCTTCGCAACTCGTGGGTTCTGGAATGTCGCTCCCAGTTCCCTGACCAACGCAATCTAATACACAAGGAGGTATGAATTATGTGCATCATCGCTTGTAAACCCGTGGGCTTGAAGATGCCCACCGAAGATACGATAACCAACATGTGGTACAGCAACCCGGACGGTGCCGGGATCATGTACAACCACGATGGCCATGTGCATATCGAGAAGGGCTTCATGAAACTGAACGACTTCCTCGATGCCCTCGAACGCATAGGCAAGACCGTGGACCTCGACCAAGCAGGGGTAGTGATGCACTTCCGCATCACTACCCACGGTGGGACGCGGCCTGAGAACTGCCATCCGTTCCCCATCAGCGACAGTATACCCATGCTCAAGAAGCTGCGGCTTAGCACCCACATAGGCGTGGCTCACAACGGCATCATCCACAACACACCCCGAAGCAAGGATATCTCCGACACAATGGAGTACATCGCATCCCAGCTGGCGCCACTGTATCGGGCACTGCCCAAGTTCTACGAGAACAAAGACGCAATGCTCCTCGTAGAGAACGCAATCGACAGCAAGATGGCTTTCCTCACAGACACAGGCAGCATCTACACGATAGGCAAGTTCACCGAGGATGGCGGACTGCTCTACTCCAACACCACGTACAAGGGCTGGGGCTACTACCCTCGTTACGGTTCCACTCAGGTGTGGGATGCGAACGCCGGCAAGTGGACGCCCATCGAGTACGACAAGTGGGGCTTCGACAAGTGGGGCTACGACGAGTGGGGCACTCACAAGTCTGAGTACAAATCCACGAGCCTCGTGCCCTATGTGTGGGACGAAGGCACGGACTCTGACGGCAACGACTACTACTGCATCACGAAGCTGCTCATGCCCGTCAGTGCGGTAGAAGGTGCGTTCTACGTCACGGAAAACGGGGACATGGTAGAGGATGACAACCTCGAAGTGTTCATCGACATCAGCGGCAACACGTGGTGGCTGGACAGCACGGACGCAATCGCATACCGGGATGACAACATCATCGGTGTGTACAACAAAGAGGGCATGGCTCTCAAGTATGACGTTGACCTTGCGGAATATGTGGACTGCGTGGTCTGGTACGACGACGAGGACAAGGAGGGCAAGTGACATGAAGAAAGCCGCAGTCATTATCGCAACAGTCCTGCACCTGGTCACGTCCGGGCTGATCTACCCACAGGCCATGGTCGTGACCAAGGTAAACAAGCACAGCCTGAAACTCCGCACGGCAACCGGCTTCACCTACACGGTGAAGCAGGAGCCCGAGGACTACGAGGTCGGTGACATGGTGGCCGTCATCATGTACACCAAAGGTACGAAGAGCGTGAAGGATGACACGGTCATCACCATGCGCTACACCGGATGGTAAGGAGGAATGACACATGAATGAGCACAAGAAACTGTACGAGGTAGAGTTCACCGCCACCATGCTGGTGGAGGCAGACAGCGAAGACGAAGCCGTGGAGATTGCGCAGGACCTGCAGCCCGACAAGGACTACCTGTACATCTACGTGAACGGCAAGCTGTACTCGTGAAGGAGGGCTGACACATGGACGAACCCAAGAGACACTTCAACACAAGCAAGTACGCAAACCTCGAAGATACCTGTCCGTTGTGCGGATCACGTGACACAACGACGACCGGAAGCTACGAACACGTAGACAACTTCATCGCATACCCGATGAAGTGCAAAGACTGCGGAGCCACATGGCAGCAGTGGTACGCCCTCACCTATACCGATAACACCGACGTATATGACGGAGACGGTGAGTTCGTATACGATTACATGGAGGAATGACACATGACCATACAGAGGGAAATCAACGGCGAACAAATAGACATCACACTCACCGACAGGGAGTTGTGCGATGCCTACTACGAGAAGCAGCACATCTGGGACAGGCAATACGTCCTCGACCTCGCTGAGATGTCATGCGACCCTCGCATCCAGGCATCCGTGACACGTAGGCTGGACCTGCTCAACGACGAGGAGTTCCTTGACATGGTGGCTCACAAGTACCGGGCATGCATGATAGACGAAATCACCAGCGACCAGGAGTACGAGAACTTCGTATATGCCTACACCGTGACAAGGAGGTACTTCGATGAACGATGAAACCTACACATTCATATCCACGGTCAAGGACAGGAAGGCCACAGCCCGCAGTGCGAGATACAAGGTCAACGGCTCACGGTCTCGCAAGGTAACCATGTCATCCGACTACGACACACCAGCCCAACGGAAAAGGAGGAACGGACCTATGCTCACCTACAACATGAACATACCCCACACGAAGAAGGAACTCGACGAGTGGCCGGCAGATATTCGCGCCGATTATCTGCGCAAGATCATCGACACCTACCACCCCAGCAACAAAGCACTCGGTCTCATGCTCGAGCTGGCACCCAACTACGCATGCACTGTTCTCGGCAAGTGGGGACTGAAGAATCCTATCCGGCCCACGAAAGAACAGATGGCCGCCTTCGCAGAATTCCTCGAGCCCGCCAAGACAGAGTTCACCGGCGCATCCGAGTCCGACATCGACAATCTACTCACACCCAAGGACTGGGTAGGCGTAAAGAAAGCCGACGAACCGCTCCCGGTTGAGCCCTTCGTCCCCACCCCTGCTCCGGTGTACGACACCATGCACTTCACGTTCACCGGAAACCTCGGCATGTTCTACCGAGCCATGGCACAGGGCCCGCTCATGCACCTGAAAGACGGCACGTTCACATTCACCATCGACGTTGTACGAAAGGAGGGCTGACACATGGACTGGAACAACGAACTAACGCAAGCACTGTATGATGCACTCTCTCGCGTCTACCCCGAGGTGAATCCCAGAGTAGAGCACTCGGATGGCAGGCACCACTACTTCACACTGGCCAATGAGTTCCCCGAAATCCACGGGGTCATGTGCGCCTCGGACGACGCGCCGCATATTCTATGGGGACACAACAGCCGATGGACACATAAGCCCGATGCTTCGGCCATGTACCTGTATCTGAAGAACCTCACACGTGAAGAGGTGGTAAGGATGGTGTACTGATATGATTATCACACGAAACGGCATAGACATTGAGCTCACGAAGACCGAACTCATGCTGGCCTTTGACGAGGCCCAACACCTCATAGACATAGACGACGTGCTGTACTTCGCCGACATCTGTGACGACAACTACAAGGGCCAGCCATATATCGACCTCATCCGTGACCCGGATGTAGCGGATGAAGTTGCCAGACGATACCGTGACTACCGCAACGACGAGGATGACCAGAGCTGGTTCAACGACATGAGCGAGGCAGTTATGGAAGTGGGAAGCCGAATCTCGGAAGGACGTGAGGAGGGATGAAACACCTGTTCACCACCGTCCGACAACACACAGTCCGCACTATCTCATTGGACCGAGCAATCAAACAACGCGACCCACTTGACACACCACATACAATATAACTAAGGAGGTTACTCACATGAAAGAACTCAACATCACATTCACAAAGGAACGCGAGACCAAGAACACCGTACGCTTCACGGAAGTCACACCCTCGGACACAGACGCTCCCAAAGTGGGTACGATCTACGTGTCCAAGAGCGCACTGAAGGAGCTTGACTGGGACGAGAACAAAACACTCGGCATCAAGCTGATGGTGTGCTGATATGGGCAAGATATGCTTTGACTTCGACGGCGTAATACACAGCTACACATCGGGGTATCTCGGGGATGCCGTCATCCCCGACCCCCCTGTACCCGGCATCAAGCAAGCCATTGACCAGCTTCGTGATGCAGGGTACCAGGTGGTTGTCCTGTCCACGAGGGGAGCGACTCGTGAGGGACGTGAAGCCATGCAGGATTGGTTCGACAAGTGGGGTATAGCCATCGACGGCATATACTCTATCAAGCCTACCGCACGATGCTACGTAGATGACCGGGCCGTGTGCTTCGACGGCGATGCATCCAAGCTGTTCGACATCATCGACAACTTCGAGCCATGGTGGAAGACACAGCCAATGCCGGAGCTCCCGACTGAGCCAGAGCCTGCACCTGAGTATCTGATGGGCGCCATCGTCGGCGACATCGTTGGCTCCATCTACGAGTTCAACAACATACACACGACGAGCTTCCCCTTGTTCGGCCCGGGATGTGAGATAACGGACGACACTGTTATGACACTGGCAGTGGCACAGGCACTGGTGAATGCCAAGCTCGACGAGAACGTGTCAGTGTACAACGAGCTCGTCGACTGCATGCGTTCATTCGGACGGCACTACCCGGACAAGTCTTACGGCAACAGGTTCGCATCGTGGCTGTGGTCAGACAGCAGGTCACCTGTGAACTCGTGGGGCAACGGAGCACCTATGCGGTGCTCACCTGCTGGCTGGGTCACGGATGATGTACACAAGGCTGAACTGCTCGGTATAGCGACAGCTGACCCGACACACAACCACGTCTACGCACGTAACGCGGCAGCTACTGTGGCTGGGATGATATGCGAAGCGAGAAACGGAACCACGAAAGAGTACCTGCGTAAGTATGCCGAGGACAAGGGCTACGACATACCAACAATGGACTGGCTCATGGACAACTACACATACACAGAGTCGAGCCAGGGTACGATGCCGGCTGCTCTCGCATGCTTCCTCTACAGCGATTCATTTGAGGACAGCATACGCAAAGCCGTCAGCATTGGCGGAGACAGCGACACGATAGCTGCCATCACCGGTTCAATAGCCGAGCCCTACTATGGAATCCCGGATGACATACGGAATAGGGCATGGGGCTACGTACCGGAGAGACTTCGCAGGACAGTCCGTGCTTTCGGGGAGGCGTTCGACTTAGAGTGACAACCGCATACGTACAAAGGGGCGACACCGCATAGGTGCCGCCCCTTTTTTGTTGACCTCACTCGCTCGCGATTGAGGTCATAAACTCATCCACTTCTTCCGTGCTCCACAGACTGATGACCTGCTGTCCGAGCTTGGCCAGTTGTGTTGCCCGGTAAATCTGTACGGGTGACAGCCTGCCGTGGTGTCGCTTCGTCTCTACCCACACGAGCGCACCACCCGGGAGTACGACGATCCGGTCAGGCCATCCGTCCTGTCCGTGTTTGATGCACAGCCCACCGAGTGTCTCCACCCGGTGCACAAGATACTGCTCCACATCGCGCTCAAGTTCCATGTAAATCCTCCCGTTGTTATTGGTGTAATTGTTGGTATACTCCCTATATAGTATACCCCCCTATTTTTTGTTACCTTTGTTACACTTATATAAGTCAAGTCTTTTTAGAGAAAATCAATACAACATTACAACAATAGTATAATTTATATAGATATTTCAATGTTGTTATGTGTGTTGTAATAGCTGATGTAATGATGTATTGACACACCTAAATCCCCGCACAACTTACACCCCGTGTAAGAACGGGCCCTCGCAGATACGAGAGCCCACCCCATCCGCACCCCATCCTCACCGGTACAGCGGCGCGTTTTTCCTCAATCTCCCGGGTCGAAGTGGAGCACGACACACATACACAGGGCGAGAAATGTCCACCACACGCGGACACTCAGGTCTGCCAGCCGTGCCCTCAGTCTACCCCGCATCGGACTGTTCCTCCTCGCTGCCATCGCTCACCCAGGCGTCGCACTGTCCATGTGCTCCGGCCTGTACGTCGAGGCTCTCGTCGCAGAACAGGTGATAGATACCACCGCTGTCGTAGAAGATGTCAGTGCAGTGGTCGCAGAACAGGCAGCTGTGCTCCGGTGCGGTGACCTTCCATCCGGTGAGGGTGAGCGTGTACTCTCGCGTCTTCACCAGTAATCCTCCTCTGTGTTGATGTAGAATATCGTATCCCTCGGTGAGCCACCGTCGGGTACAACCCCGAGCTCGAGGTTCAGCTTCCGTGCAGCACGGATGTAGCGGCCAGGGTATAGACTGAACAGCGTTTCCGGTACCCACACAGTACGGTTGCGCTTCGGCACACCGCACTGATCGAGCGCGTCCATGGCCTCGCGCATAGCCTTCTCGAGGTCAGCTACCATCGTCTACCTCCACCGCACCCGCAGCTTCCCACGCTTTATAAATGCGTTCTCCTAAACGCGCCAACCAGTCCACCATTTCCTCATTTTGCGACCACGCCTGCGTGGACATAGTGCATTCTGCAAGTCCGCACTCAAACAAAAATGCGTGGATGATTTCGTGGCGTTTGACTTTTCTGATATACCTCTCCATGTCATCGAGGTTGCCGTCAAGCTCACGTTCTATGACAATCAGCCGTGTCGTCCAATCGCAATACCCGTCACAGTCGGACAACCTCGCATCCTCGGCTTCGGCTCGTTCAACAAGCGTCCACTGTGCGCCCAAAATATCAACCGTCATTCGCCGGCCTCCTTCTTCAACCACGTCAACCACCACTGGTACGTCCTGTCATACGTGTCATACCCAGGCTCAATGAGGTCCTTGGCAATCCACTCTGCCAGTTCCTCGTCCGTCATCACCCGGATGCGGTCGGCGTTGGTCATACCCCGGAAGTCGGGACATTCGCTTGTGTCGAAGTCCTCACGTTCTCCTGTGACAAAGACGCATTTCATGTTGTAGCACTCTTTGCATCTGTTGTATCTGCTCATTCCTCTCCCTCCTCTGCCTTGCCTAAACGCTGAGTCAATTCCATGACAAGCGCGGGGACTTCAATCGCCATCATGCGTTCGCCGCCAACGGCGAAGGCGATGTCAGCGCAGTTGCCAACGATGCACTTTACAAAATCTTCCCATTCTTCGTCCTGCCAGTGAACGGCAGTGTAATAGATTGCCGCAAGCTGTTTGGCAATTTCGGCTTGCTTCTTTCTGGTGATTATCGTCATCCCTCTCCCTCATTTGGCGGTGTAGCTCTTAGCTCCCACTTCCCACCATACCCAAGCGCGACGTTCATTTCGTCTGTCAAATGGCACTCGTCATACGCCTCTTGTTCGTCAAACGAATTGAGGAAAATCCATGTGTGCATAGCCTTTGCGGCTTTCAGCAGTTCCTCTATGGCATCGGCGGCTTCATGCAAAGTCTTTACCGACAGGCAAGCGTTATCATCACGCAACGCCTTTACCAGTTCGTCATAGTTCATTCCTCGCCTACCTCCTTCAACTCTTTCCGGTGCTTCCACACGTACTCACAGAACACATCCCAGTTGAGCATGACCTGTGAGTACACGTCCACCTTCCTCGACTTGTACCGCTCACTGGGTGGCCACTGACTGATGACCACCTCCCACTCGCACTTGGACCAGTAGTAGTACAGCAGTGAGCGGCGGAGTCTCTCGCAGAACTGCTCCTTGTTCAGCCGCTTACGTGCCAACTCCTTCACGTCCTGCATGAATCCGCCGTGGTCGAAGATGTTGTACTCTTCGATCTCTCGCCCACCGTTGAACGACTCACGGTACACACCCCAGTATAGCTTGCTCACTCTCCATACCTCCTGTTCCACCGACTCTCTACCTCGTCCGCTATCGTGTCAGCCAGCTCACGTAAGGTGGTGAGTTTGGGGTCAAAGTATCCGGACTGTGCAAGGTCAAGGGATACCAGGCACTCATGGCATTTGGCGTGGGCTCTCACGTTGAAGCGCGGGTAGATGCTGTCATCGCCGGGTATCGTTCCGGGCTCAAACTCCTTGCCCATCACGACGAGCCGCACCCCTGCACCACACAGGGGGCAGGGTTTAACGTCGCGGTCATACTCTATTCTCTTGCTCATCATACAGCCTCCTCTCTGTACCAGCCGTACACTATTCCGTACAGCTTATCCCGGTACGCATTATTCTTCGCTCCCGTTTTTATCCTACCCCAGCCGGGCATGGTGTTCATAATGTTCGAGACGCGCCGGGAGTTGTTGTTGTTCCCCCGACCGCTGGTGAGACCGAAGCACTCCCACAGAATCTCGGCTCCGCTTACTCTCGTCCTCTTCACCGTGCCCTCTTCTCGTTTGCCCAGGTCACCCACGGAGCCCGAGGATTCCCAGTCGAAGTAGGCCCGGCGCTGCAGCTTGTCCAGGTCATCCCAGTCTTCCGGGAGCAGGGTGTCGAGGTAGGTTTGGATATCGTATACCCACTCATCCACAGCGGTGTGGGACTCCTGTGCCGCCACTGCCATGGCCGCTACCTCTGCGTCGTTGAGCCACAGAACTTCCCCGGCCTTCCACCGTACGACTGCCTCCGCCCACAGCTGGTCTACCTCCTCCTCGAATCCCCGGAGCACACCGTTGTCAAAGCCTGTCACTTCCACCGGCCAGAACCTGCGCGCCCCCGTCCTGTCACGCAGGAACTCGGGGTCGTTGGTGGTGCCGTAGAAGACACAGCGGCGCGGATATGTGCCGGTCTCCCGGGCGTATGCCCGGCGGAAGGTGTCCTCCTGCTTGCTGATGAAGTTCTTTATGTCCTCGATCTCGGACTTCTGTGTGGCAGCGAGCTCTGCTACTTCGGCGATCCACACCCCCGATAGTCTCTCGTATGCATCCTTGCTTGCGTCCATACGACCCAGCGAGTCGGTGAACCATCCCCTCGACAGGGCTCGGGCCAGGTTGCTCTTGCCTATGCCCTGCTTACCTACGAGGATCAGCATGTTGTCGAACTTGCACCCGGGGATCATAGCTCTCTTCACAGCCGCGCACATCCACTTCCGTGTAACGGCGCGGACATACATGTTATCCTCCGCTCCCATCCACCGGACAAGCATGGTGTCAAGTCGCTCGACTCCGTCCCACTCCAGTCCGGCCAGATAATCTCGGACAGGGTCGAAAGCATGGCGCTCTCTGACGATGTCCAGTGCGTCCTGTATCTTGTCCTTACCTACGAGGAAGTATGGCTTGCCCTCGAGGTACAGCCTGAGCCCGGCGTTGTCCACGTCCCTCCATGCGTCTCCACCTTCCGGGATGGCATCGGTGTGTGTGTCCCAGGGTGGGCGGCGCATGATGACCGGCTTGTTCTGGAGCAGGTTGAAGGCAGCCACGCCTCTCAGCCTCGGGTCGTTCTCGAGGATGAGCACGATGTTCTTGATGGACAGGTCGACGGCGCTGGTCTTGGGGTTGCGGTCAAGCGCAGCCGCCCAGTTCGGGTCCCACTCTCCGTCGTCTCCCGCTCCCGCGTCCACTGTATCGGCGATGTCGTCCAGCGTGGCGTTCAGTTCGGACGCGCTCTGTCTCTTTACCCTGTCCAGCTCCGAGGCGAACGAGCACATGGCTGCGTAGCTGGGCCTGCGGTTGATCTCCTGTGTCTCATGTCCCACGTCCAGCTCACCGAACTTGTGGATGCGGACGAGGTCGAAGGCGTTGACCAGCTGGCCGCCGCATGGGTCGGTGCCGTGGTGGGAGTAGAGGAACTTGCCATCATACGTCACCGCTCCACCGGCTGTGCTGCCAGCCGTGTAGGTGTAGCGGTTGTTCCCCACCGGCTCGTACACTCCGGGCAGCAGCTCTTCCATGGCGTCCTCTATGCTGTACGCCCGGCAGAACAGACCCACCATACCGGGCTTCTCCCACGGGTCGCCCTGTCGCTTGGCCTCCTTGACACGTATCTCCTGCTCACCCTTTGCGATGGGCCAGAGGGTCGTGTCCTTCCATGCGTCGCCCAGTCCGTACTCGGCCAGCACCGAGTCGGGGTCAACCGAATCACCCTTCACCCACTGGAAGAACGGCTCTGCATCCGCCGGACAGGAGGGCCAGTACATAAGTCTCGCGGGCTCGTAGGTACTTGGGTCCATGGCCTCGATGCCGATGCGCGCAGCCAGCTTACGAGCCACAGCCGGGTACTCATCCGGAGTGACGGGGCGTGTCAGCGGGATTACGAAGCGGAGCCGGGGATGCTCCGGTGTGTGGGAGTGGGTGGAGTAGCACACCATCTCCCACTCCCATGTCAGTGACAGGTCATCCCACAGGTCGGGGTCTGCGTTGTCTGCGTCCAGTGTCACGAGACAGCGGTCAACGATGTTCTCGTTGGTGCGTCGTCCACCTGACAGCCGTCCACCTACGAAGCCGCCGATGTCCTTGACCCTGCCCTGTTCATCCTTGGACATGGCCCGGTACTCACGCATGGTCTCGTGTGTCCGGTATGGGTTGGTGAGCTTGTCGACCAGACCTAACCATGAGACTTCGGTGTTCCGCCATCTGGTGTCTTTTCGGCTTTTGCCTACAGCAATAATCATGACGCTCGTTCCTCCTCGGCTCTGAGCCAGTGATACCCAGCGGCTGTTCCTCCTTTGTGTATGCTTCTGGAAATGTTCGACGAGTGACATCCTATGCAGACAGCAGCCATCAGAACTGAAGGGAAAGTCTGGCCAGTTTCTACGCATATTACGCTGACGGCAGGCCGGGTGTTTCCAATAAGTTTCTCGGACATTTTTTTCCTTGTAGACTCGGATGCTTTTTTGCCAACATTGGCTTTGCGTATTTTTTCTCTCACTTCTGCCGGCATTTTTTTACCTTTGTTCGCCTGCCCGATTCTGCGTTTGTGCTCCTCGGAGATATGTGATCCGGTGTTCAGCTCTCTCAGCATGCTCTTTACATGCTCCGGCATAGGATCGCCAAGCCTACCCTCACCACCGAGAGTGTGGTTGTATCCATGTGCACGGTCATTTGTACGGTAGTCTCGGATCAGGTCCCGTTCCAATTTTGACGCCTCTTCGAACGTCAAGGCGTCATATAAAATCTCGTGCGAGAACGCATCCCACCCATATTTTTCTATCGCGGCAGACAGGTGCGGGTTGCTTTTGTATCGGCTGCCATTGATGCCGAACCGTCTCTCTGGTTTCTGGCTCGTTATTCCTATGTACTTTTTTCCGTTCGGAGATGTGTGGCAATATACGCAAAACAACTTCTTTTCGAGCATCACTCGATCTCCCATCCGTACTCTTCTTTTAGTGCCTGCCTGATCTCCCAGAGCTTGAGCCGCCCGGTGGACAGGCTGTCCCGGACAGAGCTGATCTCCTTGGCCAGCTGGTGCATCTCCTCGTGGTCGGGCTCGTGCATGCCGCAGTACGCCCAGAGGAAGATGGTCAGCGCAGCGTTGAACGCCTTGTTCAGTGTGAACTGTGGGGACTTCTTGGTGCGCTTACTCTTTGAACTCATACTTGCTGACCTCCTCGTAAGCCTCTGCGTACGCTTCCCGGACAGACAGGCGCATACCCAACAGTATGGCCAGGTCCACCAGGACGCTGACGATAATGACGAAGGCCACCTCGTTGTAGGTGTAGGTGATCGACCGGCCTACGATGAGGGCTGCTGTGGAGACTGTCTGCCCCAGCAGGAAAGCCAGCAGCCAGCGGATGCTTCTGTTCATTTTGTTCTGTCCCCCATTTCAAATTTGATCTCTATGTCGTGCTCCACGGCGTTGTTGATCTTATCCGCCATGCTCCAAAACTCCTCACAGGTTTCCTCCCACGCCCGCTCGGCGGACCTGCGCAGGTCCTCCATACCGGCTTCGAATCCTCGGACAGCGTTGGTGCAGAAGTCGTGCAGGTCATCCTCCGTAATGTCGTGTCGGCGGCAGAGCAGGGCAAAGGTCAGCAGCTCGTCGAGAGGGTAGCCCTTTACTGTGGACTCCGGATGGGGAAGTGTGATGGTGTGCTCCAGCTGCTCTATGACATCCGAAGCCTGCATCAGCAGAGCGCTGGTATCGAACACGCCCTCTGCATTGTATCCAGCTGCCTTCTTTCGCAGCTGCAGTACCAGGTCCTCGTACATCACTTCACCTCCCACCAGGTATCTGTCTTCGCCCGCAGTTCACGGAGCTCCAGTTCCAGCAGTTCCTTATCGCCGCGGAGCCGGGCGATCTCGTCTTCCAGTGAGCGGATGACTGTGATGAAAGCCTCCGACATGGCGCGAATAAGCTCTGAATATTTATCCATGTTCCTTCCTCCTGTTCCATTCGGCCCGGGCTTCGCGTAGTGCCTGCCCGTGGAGTCTGTATATCTGTCGTTCCTCGTAGTAGAGGTTGCTCTTGGTCATTGCCCGTCGTACGTCCGCCCACCGCAGCCGGTCAAGGTAGCGGAGGCGCAGGATGGTACGGCTCTCCGGTGTGGGGATTGCGTCGATGAACTGTTCTATCTCGGCGTACCTCTCCAGTGCTTCCGTCTCCTTACGGTATGCCTCGCCCTCTGCGTCAGCCAAAGCGGCAAGCAGTTTCTCCTTATCTCCGCTGCCACCACCCGGAACAGGCGAGATGCGCGAAGTGATTTGCGTGGCCTGGTCCAGCAGCTGGCGGCGTCTGCGTGTCATGCGCATCGCTTCCAACTTCAGTTCGCCGTAGCTCTCCAGCCACGCTCTGCATTCATCCGGTTGTTTCTTCATGCAGGTATCCTTTCAGAGCCTCCAGCAGGCTCTTCTGTGTTTGTTCCTTCCTGCCCAGTACGGACAGGACCTTCTCATCCAGCGTCCCCTCACACACGATGTGGTGAACGATGACGCTCTGTCCCTGGCCCATACGATTGAGCCGGGCGTTGGCCTGACTGTACAGCTCCAGGCTCCACGGAAGACCGAACCATACGATGATGTGACCACCTGTTTGGAGATTTAGGCCATGAGCCGCCGAGGCCGGGTGGCACAGGAGCAAGGGTATCTCTCCCCTGTTCCACCTGCTGATGGTCTCACTGCCTTCCATCACCACCGCATCGGGGAACCGGGCGAGTATCCTGTCCCGGTCATGCTGGTAGGAGTAGAACACGAGCAGCGGCTGGCCATGTGACTCGGCGCGGATATCCTCTAAGGCGTCGAGCTTTCTGTCGTGGATGTGGAACACAGAACCGTTATCGTCATAGGCAGCCCCATTGGCGAGTTGAAGGAGCTTATTTGACAGGGCAGCGGCGGTGGCTCCGACGACGGCTGAGTCGAAAGACTGCATGTCTGACAGCTCTCCTCCCAGTAAGGGCAGTACCTGATGAACTCGAAGATCGTCATACAGTCTCCTTTCTTGGTCATTCATGCGCACCGTGACTGTGTTGAACAGTACCGGCGGCAGGGTAAGCCAGTCCTCCTTGCTCATGCTGAGGCACAGGTCCGACAGCTTCCGGTCTATCTCTCCCTTGGCTCCGGGCTTGAGTCGCCACTCGTAGACGACGTGACCTTTATGGGCACCCGGACTGAAGTATCTACTGCGGTACTCACCCAGTGTCCGCCCAAGTCGAGCGCCACCATCCAGTAGGAAAATTTCTGGCCAGAGGTCGATGTAACCGTTAGGGGCGGGGGTACCTGTGAGCCCGATGACGTAGCTACTGAGCTTGATGACACGCTTGAGACACCTCCATCGTTTAGACTTCGAGCTCTTGAACGAGGACAGCTCGTCTATAATCACCATGTCGAAGGGCCAGCTCTTGCCGAGGTACTCCACCAGCCACTGCACGTTCTCCCTGTTGATGACGTACACATCGGCGTCAGCGGAGAGCGCGGCCTTCCTCTGTGCCTGTGTCCCCAGGACCCGGGAGATGCGGAGTTCCCTAAGATGGTCCCACTTCTCCGACTCACGGCTCCAGGTGTCCTGGGCGACACGCAGCGGAGCGATGACCAGCACCTTGTTCACGGCAAAGTCGTCGAGCAGTTCCTTGGCGTGGGTCAGGCTGACAACCGTCTTGCCCAACCCCATGTCCAAGAATAGCCCTGCGCGTTTATGGTTTTTGAGGAATTCTGTTGCGAGTTTTTGGTGTGGTCTCGGTGTGTAACGCACTGCTCATTACCTCGTCCCGGATAAAGTCTGGGCACACATGTAGTATCTTGTCCTGCAGGAAGTCGAGCTCCTCGTATAGCCTGTCGTTTTCCTCCTGCATTTTACGAAGCTCATCTACCAGAGCGGCGGCGAGAGCGCTGTCGTTGCTGGACATCTGCCGCCACATGTCGGCTTCCGATTTACGTACCCAGCCCAGCCGGGACATGAGCTTATTAAAACTCGGGAATGTCTTCATCGGTCTTCTCCTTTGAAACGAACACCTTGAAGTCCTTGATGTGCACGTCGGCAATTACCTCCGCCGCGCCGAGCAGGTCTGCCTCCACGATATCCTTGAATATCGGAGAGGCCACATTCTCCAGCGCCTTGTCCAGGTCCTCATCCGGTCCGGTGTGAATCTCTGTGATCTCTGCTGTGTAAGTGATTGTCAATTCAGCCATGTCAATCCTCCCAATTTAATCTGGCTTTTATTGTAGGGCTCAGCTCCAGCATGTATTCTCTGGTCAGCACGGGTCTTCCTGCTTTCGCTGTCGGAAGTCCGTAGCCCTTCAACCGCTTCTGCAACGCGCCGTCACTGATGTTCAGCGGTCCGGCCATCTCGTATACGGATTTTCCCTCGTTGTACAAACGGATCAGAGTAGACACGCTAAGCTTTCCTATCGTGTATCTGTTGTTTCTCTTGCCCATCTTCTCCGGTGCTTTACCCCAGCGTATGCAATCCAGGCACTCCGGGAGCGGGCAGTTGAGGCAGAGCTCGATCTGCTCTTTCGGGTCTTCAGGGTACTCGAACATCGTCCATTCCCTCCCCGCATAAGTCGACCGCGCCCATCAGGTGGTACTTATCTGCCCAATCCTCGAGGCAATCATCACACACGATGTCTCCGTCGGGCATCTCGTAGTGCGGGTCGTCGATCATGATGACCTCCCCGCAGTAGTCGCAGTACATCCCATCAGTCCTTTCTGTAGAACTCGCAATCATATCCGTCAGCAGCCAGTGGCAGTCCTTCCATCCAGTCAGCGCCTTTGGTCATCAGCGCCGCCATGTCCTGCCACGTCCTGCCCGAGTCGATGGGCTCGGTGCAGATGATCTCGTCGTGGACATGGGCTCGGATATCCCAGCCGTCCTCGTCCAGTGCCAGCAGCGCCTCGCGCAGACAGTCCCGGGCCACAGCCTGGACCAGATTCTCCGTGAGCTTGCCGCCCCAGGTCTCCACCCTCTGCCACTTGCGCGTGGTCTGGTTGAGTACCATGTAGGTCAGGCACTTGCCTGAGCCGTTCTTCCGGGCGAACTCCCTGTACTCCGGATTGAAGTACGCCATCCGTCTGCCGGAGGGGAGGGTCATCCACATGATCCCCCGCTCCCACTGGAACCGTACGCCGGGAACTCCGCTGTCCTTCTCGGTGTGTCGGGAAGCACAGGCGATGGCAGCGCGTTCCAGCTTCTTCCACAGGGCTACGATCTTCGGGGAGGACTCGCGCCACATCCCCACGGTCTCGCCCATCTCCTCATCGGTCATGCCCAGCTTGTCAGCACCGAAGGCCAGCAGTGCGTTGACTCCACCGCCGTAGCCGAGGGCCAGTTCCGCCACCTTGCCACGCTGACGCAGGTGTCCGTTGACTCCGTGCTTTTCCACCGGGACCTTGAACATCTGACTGGCCGAAGCACAGTAGATGTCCTTGCCCTCGTTGAAAGCGTCCAGTCGCCACTGCTCCCCGGCCAGCCACGCAGTCACGCGGGCCTCGATGGCGGAGAAGTCAGCAACGACAAAGCGGTGGCCCGGTTCGGGGACGAGGGCTGTGCGGATTAACTGTGACAGGGTGTCAGGTACGTTGTCGTATAGGACCTTTACCGTGGCGTAGTCTCCGGCCCTCACCAGTTCCCGGGCCTCCGCTAAGTCTGCGATTTTGTTTTGCGGGAGATTCTGAAACTGTATCAGTCTCCCGGCCCAGCGTCCGGTGTGTCCTCCAAAGAACTGGAAGCATCCCCGGGCGTGGGGCTCTTCGTCGGTGGTGCACCGGAGCATGGCGTCGTACTTGCTTACGCTGGTCTTGGACATCATGGACCGGATGGCAAGGAACTCCTTGGCCTCGTCGGTCTGCAGCTGCGCCACCACGTCAGCCACCACCTTCTTGTTCAGGCTGGGCACCTCTATGCCCTCCTGCTCGGCCAGCCACGTCTTCACCTGACTGACGCTGTTCGGGTTGTCCAGTCCGGTCAGCAGGAGCGCATCGGCAAGCAGCTCCTGTTTGAAACGGTTGCCCATGTCAGCAGCGTGGGCGGCGAAGGTCCTGTCGATACGTACGCCACGCTCATTGATCCGTGCGTCCAGACACCAGAGCTTGTGCTCCCTGTCATCCGGCGTCCACTGCTTGAGCATGTTGTATATCTCACGCTCAGCCACCACGTCCTGCCGGTTGTACTCGACGAACTCGGCCCACTCGTCCGGCCTATCCTCCGCCGAGAAGTACGTACCGTTCTTCCTCGGGTTGCAGAACAGGCGGATCAGGTCGCGCCCACGTTTATCCTTGGCTTTGTCAGAGGGTAGGTTAAGTGCTTCGCTTACCTGACCCAGGGACAAGGGGAGTCCGCAGTTGGCAGCCAACACCATGGTGTCAAGCCACTGCTCCGGGGGAAGTTCTGACCAGAAGTATCGTCTCAGCGCGTACCTCTCGAAGGCTGCGTTGTGGGCGACCTTCGTGTATTCCTCGCTGCAGAGCATGTGCTTCAGGCTCATGGTGTCGATGGGGTTGGAGGTCTTGGTCAGGTCTATGACCTTGACCGGCTCCTCGTCCACAGCGTAGGCGATGAGCATGATCTCCGCCTCGTCCAGATACCGGAAGGAGCCGGAAGCCCCGATGTCCACGGGGCTTCGCGTCTCTATGTCTATGAACAGGGTGGGCATCAGTCGTCGTACAGACCGGACAGAGCGTCCTCGGCGCTCATGCCGCCGGACAGCTTCTCACCGTCACGGGTCTTCAGCACCACGTTCAGACCGGCGCCGACACCCTTGTTGCCGTTGCTGTCGTAGGGGAAGAAGTTGATGACAGCCGCGCCGTAGCACCCGGAGTAGAAGTCATCCTGGTCCAGGGCGTCGGCCAGGATGCCGCCGTCCAGTACCTTCACTGCGGGCTTCACCTTGGTGGTGGCGCTGGCGTTGATGAAGTAGTGGTCGGCGTACACGGGGTCGTCGCGCTCCTCGTCACCGTCACGCAGAGGAGTCTTGCAGGGCTTGGGAATTTTGCCACCCCACTTGCTGCCCTTGCCGATCTCCTGAGCGGCAGCGATGGCGTCCTTCACCAGCTTCACAGCCGCCACGTTATCCTTGGGGATCAGGATGGCGCAGGAGTACTTGGGGTCGCCGCCGTTGTTGGAGCGGGGCTCGAACACGTTGGCGTAGGAGAAGCGTACCTCTCCGATGCGGACGGTAGTGTCGTTGAGTTTCTTGTTGTAGTTAGCCATTTTCGTTTTCTCCTTTTTCGATTAGATCACTCAGCGCGGCCTCAGCCGCGGTGTATTCAGGTCTTTTGTCGTCCTCGGGCACGAGGGTCAGGGCGCCTTCACCCTGCGTCACCTGCTTGCCGAGGAGCGCGTCGAAGGATACTTTACCCAGCACCTTCTCCAGTTCGGCTACGGACTTGAGCTTGGTATCCTCATACTGGTCCCGGTCGTAGCCAGCCCGGGCGAGCTGGTTGATTACCTCTTCCTCGTTCTTCCACTTACGTCCCGGTCGCTTGCCACGTACAAGCTTGTAGCCTGGGTAGCTCGTGCCCTGCTTCGCCATGCTCAGCGCATAGGCGCGGATATCCTTGATCCACTCCTCTGCTGTGTCCAGCACCTTGAGGATGCCGGGGATGTCGGAGTCAGGAATGACCCTCGGCTCGTCGAAGCCGTGCTTGAAGATGTCCATGGCCTCGGCTGCGCGGGCAGCACAGATGGCACGGGCGGCACAGAATCGGCAGTGGGGTCCGGTGTGGAACTCACCCTCGCCCTTTACGGCCATTTGTGCGATCTCCCCGGCCCAGTCCGCCCAGGCGAGCAGCTCAAATCGTTTGAGCACCTCTTCGGACATGCTGTCGAGTCGGGGCTGTACGATCACGGTGTGTATCTCATCGAATCCATACAGGTCACCGAACTCGGCCAGAGCACCAAGCGCATAGATGCGAGCCTGTGAGTTGCCCTCAGCGGAGACCGGTACGCCTTTCCCGTACTTGAGGTCGATTACGATGAGCACCTCGTCCGACACTATGACCACGTCCGATGTACCGAAGCACCCGGGTATCCATCTCTCCATGCTCAGCTTCTGTTCTACCAGCAGCTGGGCGTCGGGGCATCGCTTCTTCGCCTCGTAGTACTTCTCCAGCACCACGTCCACGTATCGGTCGGTGAACATCTCCATCTCCTTGGGCAGCTCGCCCATGGCTTCACGGAGAGTCTTGAAGTGGAAGTCGTTGAGGATGCCGTTCTCGTGTCGGAGCTTGAGCTCAGCCAGTGCATGAGCCTTGGTACCCTCCTCCGCGTAGGGGGAGCTCTGCTCGCCGAAGCGGTCGATCAGCTTGGCGTTGAGCTTGGCGGAGGGAGGGCATGCCAGCCATCTGCTTGAGGAGGACGGGGAGGTCTCCCTTGCATGCAGTCCGGGCATCAGTTCTCCCCGAGCCTGCTCATCAGCTCACCGTACTTGGCAGCGGGCAAGCCGGTAAAGTTCTCTGCCCCGAACTCAGCCAGGAGCTCGGTCACGTTCACACCGTTCTTCCGGCTCTTTGCCAGAGCGGCGCGGACTTCCTCCTTGGTGTAGGAGGCGGGAGCTGGCTCCTCGGCAGGTACGACCTCCATCACGGGAGGGGTGTACTCTTCCACGGAGGGTTCGGACGCAGGCAGTCTGTCGGGCAGCTTCTCGATTGGGCTATAGCCCAGCGGCTCGGGGTGCCTGTCGATGGTGCAGTGCAGGCGGTCCAGCATGTCGAGGATGCCTACGAACTCGCGGGGGTACTCAATGGGGTCGGTGGCTTCCAGCTTCTCGAGCAGGCGCTCGTACTTTTCTCTCAGGATGTCTTTCTCTTTTGTCACAGTTTCAGTTCCTCCCTGATCTTGCGAGACATCAGTTTGCAGATAAGCTCCACGATTTCCGAGAAGTTCGTACCTGCAAAGTCCTCGCATGTTTTGGTTGTGGCCTTGCTCAGCGCGTCGTTGATCTTCACGTCACTGAACGTGGGTTTCTTGGGTGCTGTGGTCGTTGTGCTGGCGGGCACGGTGTCAGCCTCCTTCCTCATATTTTTCTACTTCGGATTCCTTGATGCGGTAGTCCTGCCCGATCTTGAAAGCCTTCAGCTTCCCGGACCGGATCATACGATAGATGCTGTCGGTGCCGCACCGCCACCGCTCAGCCAGTTCTGTGACTGTGTAGACAGGCACGTTACTCACCTCCAGGGTCCGCCTTGTCCGACGCGAACAGGTAGTCCAGCGACAGGGTGGGGAAAAAGGCCAGCCGGATAGCCATAGCTTCCGGCATGGTGAAGCTGGTGGTGCCCGATATTTTGCTACGGACAGCTCGCCCGCTCCTGCCGATCTCCCGGCCCAGGTCGTCTGTGTTCAGTCCGGCTCGTGCCATCTCGGCCTTCAAATTTCTTAGCATCGTCTCACCTCTCTTTCGGTTCAACCACCATTTTTGGTTGTCTGATAATGGTATACCATAACAAATGGTGGTTGTCAAGCCCTATTTTTCCAAATCCGGTGGAAAAAATCTTGACTCGGTTGTTTTCCTGTGGTATAGTCACATTGAAAGGAGGAGATATTGTGGATTGGCTCACTATTCTCAAGCGGCTGAAGGCACAATCCGGGATGACAACGAAAGAAATTGCCGCCGAATCTGGTGTTCCGGAGCCTACATTAGAAAAAATTTTCGCGGGCGCGACAAAGAACCCAAGTGTTACAGCGGTACAGAGAATCGTTCATGCTATTGGCTACACTCTCGATGATCTCGACCCAAGGCCAATAAACAAAAACAGCGCCCCGGTCTATTCGACCGAAGCGCTCAGTATCATTGTAAAGTATGAGGCAGCATCACCCGACATCAAGGCTGCTGTCCGTGCCGTGTTGTCTGTGGTAAATGTCCCGGCTACAACTGATGCCCCGAGGAAGCAGACGAAGAAGGTCTACCTGTTCGGGCAGTCCTTTGCTGCCGGTACGTCAGAGTACCCCGGCGATAGATTCATGGAGCAGTACGAGACAGACGATCTCCGCGCCGACTTTGCCATCCACGTGAACGGTGACAGCATGGAGCCGTATCTGCATGATGGCAGCATAGCCCTCGGTGTGAATCGTTTACCAAAGGACGGAGAGGTCGGCGCGTTTTTCCTTGATGGTGGCTTCCTCGTCAAGCAGTGCTGTGTAGACAGTTATAGTAATGTATATCTGTTCTCGCTCAATCGTAAGCGGCGGGATGCCGATGAACGGATATGGGCTTCCTCCGGTCGGGACCTCCGTGTCATAGGTACGATACTCATGGACAAGCGCATACCCTTACCGGAGGATTAAGTGTTGCACTCACGCTGGCGGGCATGATGCAAACGCAAAATGGCAAAACAGTACAAGTACAAAACAGCGACTCTCAAGCTCCCCAACGGAAAAAGGAAGTACGTGAGAGCCAAGACACAGGCCGAGCTCGACGCCAAGATGGCGGAGCTCAAGAAAGAACTGGGCCTCGGTATCAAGGTTGACGACAATACCAAGTTCCAGGCGTATGCGGATCATTGGGTGCGTGTTACCAAGGAGCCGTACATCACAGAGAACACGCTGACTCTGCTCCGCAGTCGACTCCGGCTGCACGTATACCCTGTCATAGGTAACATGAAGGTGAGGGATATCCGCGCTGCTCATGTGCGGGACGTTATGTATCGGTGCTCCGACCTCGGCAAGGGGTCACAGTCTGCCATTCTGTCCCTGCTCCGTGCGATCTTCAATGCCGCTGTGGACGACAACATCATACTCCGCTCTCCTGTACCGCTTACGATGAAGGCACAGGGCAAGCCCACCGGCAAGGCAGAGGCACTGACCCCCGAGCAGGAGGCCGAGCTCTTGCGGGTAACACAGGGCACGGTGCTCGGTGACACCATCTACGCCATGCTGCAGACCGGTATGCGTCGGGGTGAGGTCACTGCCCTTCGCTGGTCCGATGTGCACCCAGAGAGCAACACGGTGTCTGTCACAGCTCATGTGGTGACGAACGTATCAACCGGTGTGCCCCAGCTCGTGGACGGCGCGAAGACTGACGCAGGTGTGCGGGACATACCTGTGACCCCGGAGTTCATGCGCTGGTTGATGGGGAAGAAGCGCGAGGCCCGGTCAGTGTTCGTGTTCCCCAACTCCAAGGGCTCGATGTATTCTTCCCCGGCCTACTCTGCCCTGTGGACCAGACTGCAGAAGCAGCTCAGCTTCCACGTGCACCCGCACATGCTGCGTCACACCTACGTGACCAAGCTGTTCGAGCAGGGACTGGACATCACGGAGATACAGACCGTGGTGGGGCATGCCGACCCGAGCATTACGCTGGAGACCTACACCCACTACCGTGCGGACACACGCAAAGCCAGCACAAACGAAAAGGTCAGAGCGGCTTTGAGCGGATGATTTTTCCCTTGTTGCACAATTTGTTGCAAATTGGTTGCAAGAAATCCGGAAAGCCCTGAAAAATCAGGGCTTTCCTTGAAATAGTTGCATATGTGTGGAAGAAGTTTTTTCGCCGCAAATCTGGCAAAAATGCCTGGATATGCCCGGATATGCTATTGTTTGTCCGCTGTATCCGCTGTACACCCTGTTGCAAATATGTTGCAAATTTTCATGGAAAGGAGTCGCACATGCCCGCCGGCATAGAAAAAAGCCCTGTAACGGTGTACCGTTACAGGGCTTCTCTTACTTCTCATCGGCGCTTCTGAGCCACTTGTCTACCAGGGCCTCAGCGTTTACGGCTCGGGATCGAGCCTGCTGGACCTCAGCCTCCGCGACCTTGAGCTTGCGACGGAGCATGTCGACCTCTACCTGCAGCCGCTCCACCGCACTGCGCTGGGCCACTGTGACTTCCTTGTTGAGGTCGATGCACTTGTTGACGTACTCCTGCAGGAGAGCGTGAGTAGTCTTACCGACGTATGCGGCGTACTGCTTGAACTTCTCTGCATCTTCGATACGTACTCTGCAGGACAGGGTCCTCAGATTCTCCTTGCCCCACTCGTTCTTGTTGCTTGCCATGTTGACATTCCTCCTTCGTTTGTTTTACTGTCGACACTATAACACACGTATGAAGGAATGTCAACACGTACGATTAAAAAATTTTTAGTTCTTTTTTCCCGACAGCAATCTGTAGAACTCTTTGTACTTGCGAGCCTTACCCAGGATACTGTCCACAGTCTTTCCGGCGGCGGCGATGTTCTTCTCTGTTTGTTTTGTCTCAGAGGAGGACCGCAGAGTACGTGGCGCGTTGGTATCGCGCAGCCACTTCTTGAACTGGGCCTGTACCTTAGCCGCCAGTCGTGACCGGACATCGCTCAGCATGAGCGCCTTCTCGTAGTCGGACGCGTTTTTGTACGCCGAGCTGCCCATCACTTTCTGGACATCGGTCTGGTAGATGTCAAACATCATACCCATGTACACTTCGCGCTGTTCGTCGGTCAGGTCCCACCGATACTTTTTGTTCCGGTCGTCTACATAGGACTTGGGCGCCTGGTCGATGGGGAGGTAAGACTGATCACCGGCGTCCACGTAGGCGTAGAGCCGGATCAGCTCGTCCGTGACTTCCTGCTTCATAGCATGGTCGTCGCCGAGGATACGCTGGATCGCGTACTTGGCTTCGAGACTGATGACCTCATCCGCCTTATCCTTTGCTGTAGGAGTCGCGCCGGTGTCTCGTAGCCAGTCGCCAAACGCCTGGTTCAGGTCCTCCTGTGCGTAGGTCTTGGCCCGGGCCAGCATAGCTGCGCGTTTTTCGGTGCCGGCGGCCTGGTACTCGGAAGAGCTGATGACCTCGGTATAGTAGTCCGTGATTGCTTTGTGGTACAGCTCCGAGTACTTCTGCTTCTGCTCTTTGTTCAGCGTGTAGATCAGTACATTTTTGTCCTGGTCCTGTACGTTGAACGTGCTGCGGTTGGTGTCAGCGGGCATGAACTGGTACGAGTCGTGGTAGTCGTACAGGTTGAGCAGCTCGTCAGTAATCTTAGGCTCGTAGGCTTTGCTGCTGCCGAGCAGCCAGCTTACACTGTATGCCGCTGCTCTCTGGGCTTCCGAGTAGTCTGTCTTGCCGACACTCTCGCCTTTCACGTTGGCTTTGCGGAGTGCCTGTGCAAAGGAAGTCTCAGCCTTCTTCAGAGCTTCACGCTTTGCCTCCTCAAGCATAGCCGCCTTGTCTACAGGCTTGGCCGCCTGGTACTTGGAAGACGAGATGACGGTGTTGAGTGCATCACGGTAAGCGTCCTCACGTATCTTAACATAAGTGTCCTGCCACTCGCCGCCGAGTTCCTTCAGGTCGTACTTGATATCCACGTCACCGGTGCGGTCGTAGAACACAGTCGGCTTGCCGAGGTTTCCGCCGAAGTTGAACTCCTCGGAATACTTCTTGAGCGCCTCTGCCTCGTGCAGGATTTTCTCACCGTACCCCTGGTAGGTCATCCATAGTCTCGGGTCCTCTATTTCACCGGCCAGGTACTTTTCCACGAATTCCATGGCGAGGTCGGCTGTACCGGCAGCGGCCTCCTTGATGGCGGCCTGCTCCTCGCCTCTGGTGTACTCACGCGCTTTGGCTGTTAGAGCTTTGATCTGGTCTACGTATCCGCCTGACTGAGTGAGAGCCATGTACAGCTCGTAGTGCTCGGCCTTGGTCTTGTCCCCGTGCGCCCCAGCGTCAATGACCTCTTGCTCCAGCTCGTCGAGCATGGAGTAGTAGTTGGCCATAGTCGAGTTGCTGTACCGGTTGTCCGATACGAAGGGGGACAGGATAGTCTGTGCCGCGTCGAGTACCTTATCGCTGAACTTGGTCTCACCGCTGTAATAGCCAACAGGGCTTAGGGGGCTGATGAATGGGATGGCGTGTGCTACGGTTCCCCAGAAGTTGCCCATATAGTCGTCGATGATGTAGTCAACGGCCATAGGAGAGGCGTTGAATATTTGCCCGAAGTAGTAGGCGAATACCGAGGTGTCAGCGTCGAACTGCTCCTTGGGGGATACATCCTGCAGGTGGTACGGTATGATAGCTCCGCCCGCATAGTTCTTGTTTTCTTTCAGGTCCAGCATCTGGGAGTAGAATACCGGGATGATAGCCGGTACTTCCTTCCCGATACCGAACACGTCGCGCATCTCGAACGGCATCATCGGAATGAGCGCAGACTCGAACCAGCCCTCCATCGGGTCGTCCCTGCCGTGGGCGCCTTCCATCACACGCATGATGGGCGTGGCGATGAACGCGGCCCAGTCCTGAGACTTAGGCAGCTTGAGGAACTTATGGTCTCCGATGGGGAAGCAGTAGTACTGGTCTTTCACCCTGTCGGAGAGCTCCTCGTACTCTTTCCACCGCCCACGAGCGGTAAGCAGAGCGTACTGCAAGCCTACCACAAGGGTGTTCACGAAAGCCACGCGGCCGAGTCGTTTCGCCATTTCCTTCACGTTGGGCTGTGTAGCGATGTTGCGGATGGCTTTGTCCAGGCCCTGCACACTGGGGTTCCAGTAGGGTACCCAGGCGTTGATGACCTTGCCCCACGAACCGCTTCGACCAAAGTCAACGGTGACTTCAGCAGCGTCCCTAATTGCACGGAGTCGGTTCTCGTATGTGTCACCGCCCAGCCTATCCAACGTAGCCAGATACTCGGCGAATCGGGACACAGACTCGGAGATGTCACCCGGAGTGCTGAGCAAGTTCCCGATCTTCTTCACCACGCCCTCTCGTTTCTGCATCTCCTGCGAGAATCCGCCTTCCATCCTGTGGAATGTGGAAGAGACACCGCCCAGCGCCTGGAAGTTTACCCAGTCGTCGTGGTTGGCTGCTATCTTCGCCGCAGCTTGGCCGAGGTATTTACCGTAGGCCAGCCCGGATTGCGAGTTGGAGAAAGCTGTGTGCTGGTCTCGGATGACGTTCTTCAGCGCGAAGAAGGGGTTGTGTCCGGTTATCATGGACTTCATGGGTTTGGTCAGGAATGTGCCTGCCTTGACTGCTTTCTTTTGGAAGTCCGAAGTGCGGTCGAACAGGAAGTTCAGACCCTCGAACATGGCGCGGTTTACGTAGGCGCTCATCTTCACGCCATCTACCCAGCAGGATACGTGGTACGCATCCTCACCGTTGATCTTTACTTTCTCAACGGCCGTCTTCTCCGTCTCATCAGCAAAGTCCCACAGGTCCTGCTTCAGAGCCGGACTGGCATTGGCCCAGTCGAACACGCCGAAGTTGCTGAACACTCCTTCGTCGTCGAACAGCAGCTCTTCCACGAGGTTGCGCAGCAGGTCGTTCTGTCGGTTGTTACGTACGATCTGGTTCAGGCTCTGCACGAACTGGTCCTCCATGGGCTGCAGTTCTGCGACGGAGCCTTTCGCCTTCTTTGTCATCTCTCCGGCGCTAAGACCGGTGGCGTTGGCGGAAATGTATCCGGCATGCTTCGCGGACTTGGCACGGTAGGTGGGAACGTAGTGCGGGTAGATTTCCCGCATCTGCTGGTACTGCTCCTCGGTGATGGATGTACCGACAGCCCACTCTTCCATGAAGATGTTCCACCAGTCGTAGATGGTCTCGGCCTTCTCGATAAGCCAGGGCATCTCAGTCTCATACACGTCAACGACCTTTTGCGAGGTCGCTGCAGTTACCGGTTTGCCGTCCACGTCGGGGAGTACGGGTTTGTCCACAGCTTCCTTAGCGGCTTTCAGCAGGCGAGTGTACTCCAGTGCGATGGGGTTCTCGTCGGCCACGAGTACACGGAACTCATTATCCGGCATGTCCGCGAGCCACGGGTACTGCGCCTCGAATGCAGCTACACGTTCCATAGCTCTGCTCTTCAGCGACATACGGTCGATGTTGTGCTTGTGGAACATGTAGTCGTTCAGAGCGTTCTGCATCTTCTGGTCGATGTTACCGTTCTCGTCCTGGCACAGGAACACTTCCCGCATAGACGGACCGATGATGTCGCCTTTCTTGTTCAGCAGACCGTACTCGTAGAACTGGTTGGGCATGGACTTACTCGCCCGTACCACATTGATCCAGGTGGACAAGTCGTCTGTCCGGGTCTGGAGTTTCGCCATCCGGTCGAGCTCCTGCTCGGCGTTGACCATGGCGCGATAGGCGGCATCGTAGCCCTTCATGAAAGCCTGCTTCGCTCTCGTGGCGATACCCGGCATGTCCTTGTCGTACTCATTCGCGAACGGCAGCGGCGTGGCTATTGCCTGGTCATCGTTGATGGTCATTTGGGAAGCTTTGTTGTAGCTCTTGCGATAGGATGCAGCTGTGGTAGCGGGAAGGCTGTGGATTTTGCGATCCAGAGTTACGGCCTCTTTGGTTCGTCTTCGACCCTCTGCTCTCGTGGAGCGCTCGGTAGAAGATTTCAGGCCACGGGCCCACTGCTTGTCAGTCTTGGTGGCGTAGTCGAACTTGTCCTGCCAGAACCGCTGGAGTCGCTTGACTTCTTGTTCGCCGTTGGACTCGGCCATCTTTACGGCCCACTGCTTGTCGATGTTGGCCTGCTCGATGGCTTTCAGCTTGTCCGCCCGGGCTTTCTGGAGAGCATAATCAATCGCACCGGACAAGTCGGAGTTTGTCCCAACCTGTATTCCGGCGCGATTGCGTTTCAGCGCATCATTGATACGCTTCGTCTGTTCCTGTTTCTGTGCTTTCCGCAAAGCAGCTTGGGCGTTCTGCTCGGTCTTCGCGGCTTTCAGTTTGGCCTCGGCCTTCGCCTGCTTAGCCTGCGCGGTTTTTGCCGCAGACTCAGCCTTGCGGACAGCTTTCTTTGCCTCGGTGCCGCTGACTTTGGACTCTACCGCTGAGGTTCGTGCAGAGCTTTCGCTATTTCCTCGGCTCTCTGAAGTACCTCCCGGTCCGAGTACGCCCGGCACTCGTCCAGCCAGTCTGTCAGCATCTGAGACACTTCCCACTGATCCCCTATTGTCTCGCAGACTTTCTGCGCGGCTTCCGGGCTGACTCCCAGTCCGTTCACCATATCCTTGATGTTGCTCTGTTTGAGTTCCTCTTCCGTCATTGTCTGCTCCTTTCTTCGTGGTCTGCTTGTTTGTTCTCAGATTGGGGACGGTATTTTCTCCAACAAGAACAGCGTTTCTACCGAGAACACTGTTGTCGAACTTCGCGCTTCCGGCGATGATTGGAGTTCCATCCGCGAACTTCTCGCTGATGAGAGACGCAAAGTTTGCCCCTGGTTCTGTAGCGGCGCTTCTGGCGTAGGATATGTTCGTGTATCTCCCCTTGCTGCCATCCGACGGGAACGCTCTGGTAAGTACACGACTTAGGGATGCGTTCTCATTCACCTCTACATACACAAGATACACCTTGTATCCGGCTGCGTTCAAGGCTATGGCATTTTTACGTACGGAATCACCACGCCCAACAAGGGGCCACACGAAGTTTTCTCCGTTGGAAACAGCATGCTTGTAGATGGCTTTTCGCGTAGCACTTGACGGGCTCTCGACAAAGCTGGCGTCTTCGTTGTTTTTGTTACCAGTGAAGAATCGTCTGTACTCGTCCTTGTCGATGATGCGGGCGTGGTTTGCTTCGGACAGCTCGTTCACAGCTATGGTGGACTTACCAGCCGCCGGGGGACCTATTACAAGAAACGCCATTCTGTCGTGGTCAACAGGTCCATTCCACTTGTCGATACCTGATCCTTCGGAGTCGCTGTTATACGAGCCGAGGGACAAAAAGTTCTGCTTGACGATTTCTCGTTCATTGGCCCATTCGGGTTGTTCAGGGACCTCTATATCACGAGTAGATTTCTTTTCCGCCTCTGCGATTTCTGGTACCGCGTACAGTTCCTCGTCGCTTACATTCTCCAGAGCATTGAGTCTCTGGATTACAGAGTTGAGCTCGGACGACCGATTATGGCTCCACTCCACCTCGTGCATAGCCTTGGCTACTGCGGCGTCAGTGTCTTCCACAGCACTGTACGTAATACGCTCGTCGTACGTAGGAGTAGCGTTGGCTGTGGACTTGGGAGTCCAGCTCTGCCACGTAATGGCAACCGTACTCGAGGGATCGCCACCAATTGTGCTGGTGCCGTAGCCGCCGAAGGTATCCTTGGAGTTCAGCAGGATCACGCCATCGTACAGCAGCTCTCCGGTGTCGCGGTCCACCTGTTCGGAGGCCCATCTCGCCACGTCACGGGAGCGGATACTGGTGGAAAAGTAACCGAACTTCTCCTCCTTCCACTGCTGTATCATCTCTTTCTCCGGGAACTCCTTTACAGATAGCTTGTTGAGAGAAGTAAAGCTCAGTCCCCTGCAGTCGACGATAAGCGGGTGTGTAATGTTGAGGTAGCAGCTGTAAATGCCACGATCGCCGATACTCTCGTACAGCTCCGTAGCATATTTGATGATATCCTGCTCGGAGGGGAATACCTTTTTCAGTCCCATCCCCGAGACCTGCAGCCCTGTGAAACTTGCGTCTTTGTTTTCCGAAAGCTGGTAGGTGGCTCGGGCGTAGCTTGCTGCGGTCTCCCAATTCACCTTTACGTCTGCTTGCCGGAAATTGCGGAGTCTGGATAGAAGCTCCTTCGATGCAGTGAAATCAGACCCGAAACCGTATGCATAGTCCATTATTCCATCAAGGTCGGAGCCAGCGATCTCACTCAGGGCCTCAAACATATTGTACGCGTCAGATACGCTTTTTGTCGAGTCATAATCGAGCGCCGAAGCAACTGCTTCAGCGGCTAAGCTGCGAAGCTCAGCAATCTCGTCGAGGAGAGACCCACGAGACGTTTCACCAAACGGGGGCGGAGGAAGGTCCTCAATGCCTTCATCCTGCGTCCACCAGGGTTCGCCGAGCTGCTCTTCCACCTCGTCGACTTCCGACATGCTTGCTTCTGCTTCTTGGTACAGCATGTCAAGAGTGGGGAGCAGTTGGAACACTGCATCTTCAAAGTTCTGCACGTCGTCCCCAAGCAGCAGGGATAGTGCATCCTCGGCCTTTACATCAACGAGTTTTGCTGCTCGGTTATACGCGCCGTATCTGTTGATGAGCTTCTTGGCGTCTTCAATAGTCTTGGGCTCCTGGGGAAATACCTCGCGATCTTTACTCGGCGCGTATATATCCTTTGCAAAGGGTTCAACCTCGGCATGCTGTTTGCGCAGCTCCTCATCTATACGGGCAAGAGCTGCTTCGGCATCCTTATCACCATAGGAAGCAAGTAGGCTCTTAGCCTCGTACTCTTCTTCCAGCTCAGCAATCTTCTTCCGGGCTTTTGTATGCTCCTGGGCATGTGTAGTTGTAACGTGGTCATCGTACTTACCCTGAGAGTAAGTACGGGATACCTCCGCTCGATCCGACCAAAATGTAAATCGCCCGGAGGGAAACGTCAAGTACCCAAGCCGGCCACCCTGATACATGACCATGAGCGGTTTGGATAGACTGTTGTCAATACGCATGTAGCTGTTCCGCATGTACTCGTCCATCTGCTTGGACAACTTGCGGCCCAGGTTATCGTGGTGGCTGTCTTTGTCTGCCTCCGGTATCTCGATGGCGCTTGTCCTTGGTTCTGTCAACAGAGCGTCTGTAGCAATTACGTCCGCAGGAGACTTCATAAGCGCGTCGTTGACACAAGCCCTTATCAGCCTGCTGAACTGTTTCGCGTCAGCTCCGGTAAAGGTGTTCACATTGGCGTAAGCATCACCCATCACCTCTTCGAGGTAGCGGTCCAGACCCTCGCCATACACGTTAGCCCCGGCTGCGTAGCGCTCGGAAGCTATCTTCTCGGCGGCTTCAAGCACTTTGTTGGCCTTCATGCTCGCCTTTACCTGCTGGAACAACTTAGGCAGCACCTTCACATAGTGGTGGAACAGCTCGTGCTTAGCGATCTGCTTCGGTGTCAACCGTGCGACTGAAGAATCATCCGCGAGAATCCAGACGGATTGTGTCGCGGGATCGTAAACGCCGCGCACGGGGATGACCGCGCCGGCCTTGGTCTTGATCATAATAAACTCGCCGTTTCCGCGTACAAAATGTACGTTTTCGGCGCTGATTCCGGCGTCGGTAAGCAGCTGCTTAGCACTGGTCATGCGCTCCGATTTCTCCACCTCTTCGGTGGAAACCTCAGTCAGGTTGCCTTGCTCTGCTCCTGTCGGGATTCCGAGCTCGAAGCTTGTTCCTCTCCGGCCCGAGGTGCTTTCAGACGCTTCGCGTATTCCTCCAGCTCCTTTTCGTCCATCACTGCTGACTGTCCGTTCTCCAGTACCACTTCGTATACCATTCGTGTTTCCTCCATTCCGCATACTGGCAGCGGCCACCACAGCGTCAATTTCGGCTTTGGTAAGGCCGTTCTCTTCTAAGTACATTCTATACGCCGTGTCAAGCTCCTGCGCAGACGCGAACGTAACGCCCTGCGCAGCCATGCTCTGCTCAAACGCACCAATGCCCGCGAGCCTTGAGTTGCCTGACCGCAGACGTACTTCGTTGATGATGTCCGTTGCTCTACGTCCCTGGGTCTGGATGGGTTTCTTTCTCGCTTCTTTGCGCCGGAGCTCCTCAAAGCTTTGTTCGCCGCGCTCGGTTCGCGCTTCGGCGTTCTTCCCACGGGTACCCACAGGCTTGGGCTTTCCGTTCTTATCGGTGATGCCGTGCTTCTTAGCCTTCTCAACGTACGGATTCCGTGGCGCTTCCTGGGCCTGTTTCATGAACGCCTCGGCACGTGCCTTGGCTTCATCGTTGGCAGCTGTACGGAGCATCTCGGCGCCTCTTGCGATGTCTGCCTGCCGCGCCTTTACTGCCCGACTTTCGGAAGCCACCTGTGTGACATAGGCGGCTTTCAGTTTGCTGCTGATCGGTCCGTCGGGGATGCCGGTAAGACCGGTGCGCTCGACGAACACTTTGCGCACTGCTTTATTGTTCAGGTCGAGGTCTACGAGATCACGGCCTTTAAGGTTCTCACCGTCGAACACACGATCCAGCAGAGCGCCCTGCTTCTGGGCTGTCTGAGCATCGGCTCCGGCGTTGGTGAGGGAGTCGGCGGTGGGCGTCAGTACAGTCGCGCCCGGATTGGCTTCCTGTGTAGCCCTGTATCGGAGCTCAACTTCATTCATGCGTCTCGCTCCGTACTGCTGTGCGGCTTCATCGGACTCTGTGTAAGTCGACAGGAGAGAGTCCTCAACGCCATTTGTAGGAATGGCCCAATCCTCCACGCCTTCGAGGTCTACATCCTCGCCGGTCTCCTGCGCCCGAAGCAGGGCGTCGTTGAACGCCTTGAGCTCGGACAGGGCCTGAGAACCGTACTTACTGTTAGCCAGGGCAGCACGTTCGTTAGGCAGCAGATGATCCCCGGCGGCGGCATTGTTTACAGCTCGCAGCAGTTCGGGGGTGATGTTCTCTTCGCCCAGTTCAGTGAGCCGCTCGTTGATCATATCAAGGTATGCTGTTCTCGCGTACCCGTTAAGCAGCCGACCGACCTGCAGGGGGTTGTTCAGGTCGATGTTGGGGTTCAGCTCAACAGCCTTGGCGCTGATTCTCTCCGCCGCCTGCCGAGCCGCATCCGCCAGAGCATACTGGTTGCCCTGCTTGATTACTTCTCTGCCTGTCTTGTATGCCTGCGCGGTACCACCGGCATAACCAATGGCGTAGCCGCCACCGCCCATGAGTCCACCGGAAAGAGCACCGGCGATCATGTCGTCCTTCAGCTGTGTGGTCCAGTCTTTCCATGCGCCTTCGAGAGCCTCGTCCCAGCTCATGCCGGGGTTTTCCTGCTGGGCTTTGAGTGCGGACATCTCAATCTGGGACACGCCGCCGTTCATCAGACGCCCGATGACCTCATCATACAGAGTATTCAGCAGGTCAGAAGCGCCTTCCTCGGAGCCCTCAGCGATGGTCTGCATGAGTACGTTGATGCCGAGAGATTTGGCGATCTGTGCTTTGGAAAGCCCCGCAAAGTTGGCTCGGTTGAACGTGCTGAGCAGGTTTTCCAGGCTGACTTTTTCGGTGATGTACTCAGCAAAACCGGACATCAGGCCGCCAACAACAGAAGCAGCGTCCGAATAACCCTGCTCATGCATATCCCGCATGGTCTGGGATGCCGCACTGCCGGACAGGAGTAGCAGGGACTGCTTGAATCCTGCGCCGCCCATGAGACCGATAAGGGTACTCTGACCCATAGACTCTGCAAGGTTGTAGACGTTGTACCAGCGCTGTGCAATCTTCTCCGCCTTCTCTTTATCAGAGCCGTACTTTTCCATCATCTCGTCGAAGATGTGCTGATACTCGCCCTGACCGATAGCCTGCGCACCGACCGTGCCGAGGTTAGAAAAAGTGTTGTAGTCCAGCGGCGCGGCTTTCCCTAAGTACGGGTCGAGCAGACTCTGTTGCAGGTCTTCCCGACCGAGCTTGGCATAGTCGCTTCCGGTGGAGGCTTTGAGCGTCTCCCAGGCTCCCTGCACGGCCAGGTCTATAGCTCCTGTACCAGAGCCAAGGCCGAGGAAGAGCTGGTTGAGATAGTTGGACAAGGTATTCGCTTCCGCGGCGTCTTCGGCCAAGTTCTTCGCATACAGGTCCATCCGGGTCGCGTTGGCTTCGTACTGTACGTACCGCATGATGCCGGCAACCTGATCGGAGGTCAGGCCCTCTTTCTTCAGCGCGTCCTCCAAATCCAGCCGCGCTTTGAGCGGGTCAGTATAACCCTGGTTAAAATTCACTCCTCCGGTTATGGGGGTCATCGTAGCCACATACAGCGCCGGGTTCTGAGCGTATTCCCCATATTGCGCTTCCGCTGCGGCCTGAGGGTCTGCGGTCTGTAGGATGTAGTCATTGACCAGGTCCTGCGTTTTCTGACTCAGTCCGCTGATAACCTCCGAGTATACATTCTCATACTCACTGGAGTCGATTTTCTGTATCCATGACTGCGCATCGGCTACCTGGTTTTTCAGCTCATTGTACCTGGCCAGGTCCGCCTCAAAGTCCCGCTCATAATCCCAGCCCTCGGGAGCTTTCTGGATTTCTGAGCTGCTCTGCCCGTAGAGTATGGACTCGATATGCGCGTAATTCTGCAGCTCGGTGTTCAACGCATCGACCTTATCCTGGAAAAACTTCCGGGATTCCGCTACCTCGTCACTGCTCATATTGGCGAGAGCCAGGCCGGTGTTCATCAGGCCGTAGTAGTAGGCCATTTCTTCGTATGTCTTTTGCTGTTCCTCACCGGTCTGCGTCTTGGCCAGTTCGTTTAGCTCCTGCACATGGTCGTACAGATCGTTAAACTTGGAGGTGATGCTGATCATCCGTCCGTTCTCATCATACTTGGCGCCTTCGTTCTGTGCCCAGATATACCAGGGGTTTTCCTCGATGTACTTCTTCTTCCAGGATTCCAGCCCGGCGCCGAGCACGTACTCCATGTCACCGAGGTACCAGCTCTGGGCGCGATACTCTCCGGCGGCTCTCGAGTACTCGTCCTCCAGAGCGTTAAGCTCTTTCAGCTGCTCGTCCAGCTTGGCGGCGCGTTCTGTCAGCTCGGCAAGCTGCTCTTTTGTCCGCTTTTTGTTGGAATTGAATGCCGCTACGTCGGTCTCGAACTGTTTCATGGCATCCGCATACGCTTGAGCCTGAGCTTCGTACTGGGTCTGCATCTGACCCAACTTCGCGCCGCTCTGCTCAAGGCTGCTTACCGCCTCGTCGTAGGCGGTGTTCCACCTATCCAGCTGGGTCCCGATGTCTTCGGAGCTGGAGTTCTGGAAGCCGGAAGTATTATCAGCATCCCGTAGAGTCTTGTACGCATCCCACAGGGGAGACGTCTGGTTGTAGACAAAAGAGTACTGTCTCCGTGCGGCGTCGTACTCAGCCTGAGACACGGTGCCGTTCTTGAGCCCTTCCTCCGCTTTCTTGTACGCCTCGTACGCCGGCTTCACCTGCTGGTTGTACACGTCCCAGAGCTCGGATTTTCGCGAGGTGGAGTACGACGTGTCAAGGTTGAGCAGATTATTCTCCTTGCTTGACACAGAGTTGTAGATGTCCGTGACTTTTCTCGGAGAACCACCCGCAGCGGGCTTAGGAACAGACGCCTGTACCGCAGGAGCGGTTACTGCTCCGGGCGCTTCGGGCAGAGAAGTCTGTGCTGTATCGGGCTGGGGCACCTGACCGGCAGCGATCTTGTTGGCCACAACGACGCGCTTGGGTACTGATACGTTGGGTGCGGGAATCGGAGCCTGCTGCTCAGGCTCTTCTTGCTGCGCGGGCTGCACCGGCTGTACGGGCTTGGGATTTTTCTCGAACAGGTTTTTAGGAATAGGCATGTTGTGCCTCCTTACTTTTTCTTGCTCTGCTTCTTGGACTTCTTGTACAGCGTGATGATCTGGCTGCGGCTCATACCGTAGAGAGTCTGCAGGGCGGTGAGCTGGTCTTTGGACAGCTTATCCGGATGTACGCCGGACTGGATCAGACTGAGGGCCAGCTGCGCCTGCGCCTGCTGGGTCTGCTGCTGAGCTTCCCGGGTGGGCGTACCGTCAGACCACATCCCGGTCATCTGCGTCAGGGTCAGCTCCAACTGTGTGCGATACTGCTCAGCAGCGCGGTTGAACTCCTCCTCCCACTGAGCGATGGCGGTGTTCATCTGATCAACGGACAGGTTGTAGTTGGCGGCGTACTCTTCGATAGCACGAAGCTCGGACAGATAAGTCTGCGTGAGCTCCAACATTTTGTCCGCTCGCTCGAACTCACCCTGCGCACGGAGGTCGCTGATCTGCCTCGCGGTATCGGTAGCCAGCTTCGTCTGCGCCTCGCGAACCGACTGCCGGTTCTTGGCGGCGGTATTCTGTACGCTGTTGTACTGAGCGGCGCCGATCCCACCCTTGTCGCCCCGTGCCTGAGCGTACAGGGCGGCGTTGTCCATGGCGTTGCGTTCATCAAGAGCTATCTGGTTCTGCTGCTCCTGGAACTGCCCCTGCGCGTCGGCCAGAGCACGGTTGAGGTCCCGCGCCTGGGTGTCCATAGCTCGGTCTATCTGCTGGTTGTACTGCTCCCTGGCGGTTTCGATCTGCTGATTGGCGAGATCGGTGAGGTACGTACGGTCATAGTAGTCTACCCGGTCAAGACTTGTCGGGTCTCTCTCGGGATTCAGCTCTTCGGAGAGCTGCTGCCTGGTCTGAGCGTCCATACCGGGGTCAGCACCGGGCATGCGAAAGTCGTACGTCTCCTTATTCTTACCACCAGAGCTTCCGGAACCACCACGAGGAGTACCGGTAGGTGGATTCCCGTTGGGGTTTCCATCGGGATTTCCATTGGGGTTTCCATTGGGGTTTCCATCGAGTTCTTCGGCCTCGGGCGGCGGAGCGTAACCGTGGCCAGAATCCGCCATCTGGGTACTGGTTGTACCCGGAGTAGTTGTAGGCATAGTTGTATCCTCCTAAAGAAAAAAGGGGAGGGAATTGTACCTCCCTCCCCTCCGTTTTGTTAATCGCTCACTTCGGGCAGACCGGTGGCGATGCTGTTCAGAATAGACAGCAGACCCGCCAGCGCGGCGGTACTGCCCACCATGAGCCAGTTTACTTCCTCCAGCGCCGCAGTGGTGCCGATGGTAGCGATGGCCGTCTGACACACCGTACGGATCGCACGGATCGCAGCGGCCTTCCAAAATTCCTTGGTCATGTTCGAGCTCCCTCCATTTTCCCTTTGATGTAAGCGATATCAACTTGGATGTCGCCAAGTTTCTCTGCATAACCGTTGTGGATGTCCAGCTTCTTCTCAATGGAATCCAGCCGGTCTTCCAACGCTTGTTCTTTCGCCGCATCTTCCACGGCTTTCTTCTTTCTCTGACTGGCGGCGGAGATCAGGTTCACGATGATACTTGCCACCGCACCTATCAGCGCCGCAATTACTACGTCGCTCATGTCATTCTTTAAACATGGACTGGTATAACACTATCAGTGATGATATAGTCGCAACCGTATCCAAATAGCGTTTCTATCGTAGCGGTGTCGTTAACTGTCCAAGGCTTAGACAGGCATCCTGCGGAGTGCATATACTCCACAAGCTCTTTCGTTACAGAACTGTACGATGTGGAACACACGCAAAGCCTTGCGGCTGAAATAATATCAGACAAACCATCAACTGCGTTTGTGGTATCAATTCCAGATGCGCAAACGATAATGTTGGTGTCTATCCCAAGCAAATCTCGCACAGTGCTTGTGTAGGCTGTTATCATTGTTCGTCCAAGCATCCCGCATTTTGCTACCGTAGCATAGCAAGTCTGTGTCTGAGATGAATTGTATTCTTTTGTGAAATCCAACTCGGCAACGACATTGTTTTGCTTGCACAGAAGTAAAAAGTCATCTAACCTTGCAAGAGTTGGGACGAGAGCGTGAATTTGGTCGTAGGTGTAGGAGGCTATCGTATAACCGCTAATAGTAGCATCATGCGAAAGGACAGGAATGGTGTCGGAAGTAAAACGAACATCTCCCTCCAGAATCTTATAACCGTTTGCTATCCCGGTTTCAAAGTTGGCAATCGTGTTTGCCGTTCCTGCATTTCCACCTTTGTGCGCAACGAGATGGTTTTCAGCAAAAATGGGACTTACAATTCCGTTTGACGCACCGCCAATTGTTGCTATAATTTGTCCGCTTTTGTTATATACCGCCATGTCTTACGCCTCCTCATGATAAACCGAAACGGGCGACGTCTACGGCATAGTTCTGTGCAATTTCAGATGCAGATAATTCTTTGTTATACATTCTTATTGAATATATCTTGCCTTTAAATGCATACTTATCGTCATCAACATAGCTCTGATTATTCTGAGAACCAAGAATCATGTTTGTATTCGCATGGTACCTAAAACTGTGAGATGAACCTCGTGTTGTGAGTTCTGTTGCGTTTTTATACACCTTGACCGCAGAATATGATGCATCATACGTCGCAGATATACTTTTTATAGTTGTTATATTTGTAGCTTGATACCCGTTTTGCACTCCTACGGATGTTACTGTGTTATCTGAGCTAAACACACCGATGATTTGCACTGTATCATCAGTTATTCCAGTAAGATCAGTAGTAAACTCACCTACACACGCAGTCAAATTGTCTGGGACAAAAACAACCTCAAGAGTCCTAAGACCTGTTCCTAATCTTGAGCACATGAATGTTGTTTTACCATAACTGTAATTGTTACCTGTTGCAGTAGGGTTCAGGACAAGAGCATCATTATCCCATGACCACTCTTGTGTTCCGTCTGTTTTGTATGCCGTCCAAGTATATTCATTAATCAAATCAACCCACGTTGTCGCGGCAGAATCATGTGTTCCAGTGCCTTGATTATCAATAGCATCCCAGTGAGCGAACAGCCCATCTGTAACATATGCCAAACTACTTTGCGTGACAGTCACCGTGAATGTATCCGTCTTACCACCATATGAAACCGTAATTGTACTCGTCCCAACTGTCAGTGTCCCAGACAAAGCATAGGCTGTGACTGTTGCCGTTGAAGAGTCATCATACGTTGCGGTCACAACAAGGTTGGCTTTCAAACTATCAAGGCTGTCCGTATCGTAAACCGTTCCGCTTTGTGTATATATCGCAGATATGCTCAAAAGGTTAGTAGGAGGATATAGCGCATCATGCAAAGCATCGTAGTAATCCTGTCCATCATCGTCTATGTATGCTGCTTTTGCAGCATTCTGAAGCAGAGCATCTTTGATATTGATAGATAAGTTATCTATATTACTCTCCACCCAAGAATAGGTGGCCTCGCCACTTGCGACAGTGACTTTCAAAACGTATGTGCCGTCCGTATCGGGTGCGGCGGGAAGTTCATCAAGGGGTAGCACAAGGGGAACGTAAGCGTTCTGTCCGCCCGACTGCCGCACGATGTAATCCCCGTCCCCGTCCGGGGAATCGGGAGCCATTTCCAGCTTTGCCCGAAGGTTGGCTTGATACACGGTGTCATGCCCCACGGGGATGGGGACGGCGCGGCTGTCTGCGTATTCCTCCGTGCCGAAGTCGTTGACGATCTGAGGATTGGTGAACGGGTCTGCGGATTCGGTGGTGGGGGTGGCAAGTTCGTAAATCATATAAACGCCGTTCATAGCGGTTTTAAACGCAGATGCCGTTGCATAGGCAGAGCACATCGCCCATATACGTCTATATGTTCCAATTCGTACAGAAACTACGTTATCTGTTGCTCCATCATAGGCATTCCCGCCCATAAGAATTTTAGAACAAACAATATTCTTGCCGTACGTGTCGTTTTTGCCGTCAAACGATGCGTTTTCATACATAAACTGTCCGGCCTGTACCAACGACCAACTCAGTGTCCCCAGATCCACAATGCCGTACCGTCTTGTCACCGTGCCGTCGCTCTCATAGGTGTCCCCGTCATAGTACAGCTTGTTGTCCGCGTCCAGTTTCGGAACGCCCCGCAGTTCAAGGTCGCTGTCAAGGGCGTAGGAATGAGATTCATATGGCTCGTATTCGCCGTCACGTGAGCCGTCCCATTTCAGATGAATGCAGGTAGTGCTATCCCCACCCGTGACGGTCAGCTCGCCGCTCCCGGACGAGGTAAAGTATCCGTCTTCATCCGGGGCAACGGCTGTGCCGTTAAGCGACAGAGCGGTGTATGTACCTGTGATCTGATATACCTGTCCGCTCACCACCTTCGCTTTGCCGGTGCTGTTGTCATAGGCGTTGAACCCAACCGTCCTGTGGGCGGAGGTCTTAACGCTCATAAGCGTTCCGGCGTCATAGGCGTAATAATCCTTCGGGAACAGCTTGCGGAACCATGCCACACCGTCCCCGGCGTTGTTCTGTTCGAGACTATAGATATAGTCTGCTATTGTGGAGCCGAACATGGCGGTGAGGTCGAAGCATACAACATCCTTTACATTCACTGTATCGTTTGCGCTTGCCGTTCCTGTCCGAAGATATATTCTAATGGTGTCATTGCCGCCTGTTGTTCTTTGAATAATTCCGTCGATACACACCCATGTATTTAACGATACGACACTACTATACGCATTGTCGTATCCACCGCTACCAATCGCAACCGTAATGTTCGGCAAGGTATTGTTATATTTTACATAAGACGAAACAAAGTATTTATGCCCACTAATTGTTCCTAGCACATTACCAACAAGAGGGCTATCATCTGCACCATTCATCGTTGCGGTCAATACATTGCCGGATGCAGACAACACTGCCCCATTTTTTGACCATCCCGTTGTACTCGCAAAATTGCCATTCCGCACCAACTGATTCCACGCCACAGTCCCGCCGACAAGTTCATCCACTTCCCGGTCACCGATGTCGGCAGACCCGCCGGAAGTGCGGAACAGGTACGGCACCTTGTCCTCCACGCCCACCGTAGCGACAAGCTGTTCGGCGTTGCCAACGGTCATATTGGGATAGTTCCCGTCCGTATCGGCCTTTTTCTCCAGCTCCGCCGCAACGGTGGTGGCGATGACGTTTGTGTTGGGGGTGATGGTCGCGCCGCTCGATATTTCCGCAGTGACTTCGTACAGCACTCCC